AAAGAAGAAGTTAAACGTAAATGTCCAATGGGTTTTAATTGATATGGATGACGAAATAATATTAACGGATCAACATATAAAAGAATATAGAATTATAGATGGTAAAGAGGTGCCAGTTATAAAATGTCCTACAAAAATTACATACAGAAACAAAATAACGGGTGAGGTTTATGGATCGGCCGCGGAAGCAAATGCTGATGTTGCAAACCCTAATACACCAACTAAACAAGAGGATATCGCACAAGACGTTACAGTAACTGTTGCACATTTGTCATTATTTGGTAAGACTAGGTAATGGATCCTAGAGGTGGCACCGAACTTCAATTTGAGTTTTTAAGAAAATATGTAAGTCCAGATTTACTTGATCAAGTACAGATATGTACATCAATACCAGGTAAGGTGCCTTTACATCCTACAAAATTAAATATTCTTTGGCAAAAAAATTCTTATGATCAACCTAATATAGCACCTTGGTTTAAAGATAAATCAAATCATAAAGCTTATGATTGGTATGTGTTTAATTCTCATTGGAATTATGAAAAATTTAGAATGGCTTTTGATTTACCCACTGAACGTTGCACAGTAATAAAAAATGGAGTTGTTAATATAAAACCTGTAGATTTTAGTTTTAAAAAAGGAGATCCAATAAAATTAATATTTCATCCAACTCCTTGGCGAGGTTTGAATGTAATACTTGCTGCAATGCAGTTTATTAACAATCCATTAATTACATTAGATGTGTATTCCTCAACACAAGTTTATGGAGATAATTTTAAACAAGCAAACGATACTATTTATCAAGGGCTTTACGATCAAGCACGACGTTTATCTAATGTAAATTATATTGGTTATAAACCACACGAATTTATATTAGAAAATTTACATAAATATCATGTATTTGCTTATCCAAGCATTTGGGAAGAAACATCTTGTATATCAGCTTTAGAATCAATGTCTGCTGGATTATATTTAATAACAACAAATTTTGGTGCTTTGTTTGAAACTTGTGCAGAATTTCCAATTTATGTTAATTATGAAAAAGATTTTATTAGATTAGCAAAAAAATTTGCCATGGCAATAGATATTGCTGCAAATCATTTGCACGAAAATTACATTGTCAATCATTTAAAATTTCAAATAAAATACACAAATGATTTTTACAACTGGAAAAAACAAGGTAATCAGTGGACACAGTTTATAAAAGGTGCTTTAAATGCAAGACTCAAGTAAACCAATTTGGATTAAGCCTTTACCAGCTGATAAACCTAAAGATAATGAAATAGGGTTTTCAATATTTATAGCAACTCCAGTGCACTCAGAGGTATCTATTCATTACACACAATCGTTATTAGAATTTCAAAAAGAATGTTACGCTAAAAAAGTAAAGATCACAATTCAATTGTTTAAATCATCATTAGTAACACAAGGTAGAAATTTATGCGTAGGAGGGTTTATGGAAACTGGACACACGCACCTATTGTTTATAGATGCTGACATAGATTTTCAAGCAAAATCTATATTTACAATGATTGAAAAAGACAAAGACGTAATTTCAATTCCATATCCAATGAAAACAATAAATTGGGAAAAAATATTTGAAAATTTTAAATCTGGTAAAATTAAAAATGCAGTGGATTTATCACTAAGTGGCAATACTTATCCTATGCGGATCGATGATCAAGAGCGTTTAAAAGTAGAAAATGGTGTTATAGAGGTTTCTCATTCACCAGCAGGATGTATGTTAATTAAAAGATCTGTAATAGAAAAAATGATTGATAAATATCCACATTTAAAAATTATACAACCTACAATTATAAATGGCAAACCAATTGATAAACCTTTTTTGTATAATTTTTTTGATACTTTGTTTGATCAAGAAAAACATACTTATATGGGCGAGGATTTTGCATTTTGTAAAAAATGGAAAGATATAGGTGGTAAATGTCATGCGTATGTTAATGACATCATAACTCATGTAGGCGAACATCAATTCTGCGGTAAATTTGTTGACGAATTAATAATAGAATGAAACTTTTTGTTAGCTCACCAACCATGGGTCAAGTGGATATGCATTATTTACAATCAATATTTTTATTACAATCAGAATGTTGCAAAAGAAAAAAACATATAAGTTTACATTTGCATAAAGCATCTCTAGTAACTGTAGGGCGTAATAATTGCACCAATGCTTTTCTTCAAAGTGATTGCACTCATATGATATTTATAGACACTGACATTCAATTCAATGCCAAAGATATATTTAGAATGATTGATGCTGAAAAAGAAATAATTTTAATTCCTTATCCTCTTAAATATTTTGATTGGAAAAAAGCAGACGAAATGTGGACTAAATATAAAATTCCAATTGACAAAGGTGGTTTCGTTTGGCCATTAAAAGTTTTAAATCCTAATGACATGATTTGTGAAAATGGTATTGTTGAAATAGAAAAAGGACCTGCTGGATGTATGGTTATTAAAAGAGAAGCCTTTGTAAGGTTAATTAATTATTATTCAAATTTAAAACTTAAAAAAGATAAATTTGCATACAATTTTTGGGATACAATGTATGATGAATCTGAAGGTAAAATTATTGGAGAAGATTTTGCTTTTTGTAGTAGGTTTAAAGCAGCTGGTGGTAGTATATTTGCTTTGATTGACGCAGAGATCACCCATCACGGATCGGCACCATTTAAAGCTAGGTTCATTGACGAATTTGCTAAAATTGAATAAAGTGTTCTAAATACGTATTTAAAACAGGAGCAAGCCATATATGGATCCGATTACAGCGTCGATTTTGATATCTGGAGGTATCAACGCATTACAAGGTAAAAGAGGTTCAGATTTACTTAAAAGCACTATTAGCGATGCAGCTTTAGCTTATGCAACTCAAGGAGCTTCTGCTGGAGCACAAGAAGGTATATCTACAATTCCTGGTATAGATGATCTAAGTCAAGTAGGAAGTAATGTTGGACGAGAAGTATTAGCACAAGAAGCGGGATTAGCTGCAACTAGAAAAGAATTACCAATGCAGTATGACGCAGGTGACTACATGCAGTTTCAACAAAGTGTTCAAGGTTCTCCTTCTTTTTCTTTTGGAAAAGGATTAAGTGATGCATTTGAGCAAGGAAGTAAAGCAATAAATAAAGGATTAGACTTTTTTAGAAAAACAGATGAAGCTGGTAAAATTTTACCAAGTAAAGAATATGATAAGGGAAAAGTTTTATTAGGAGCTGGGGCATTAGGAGCAGGATTATATGCTGCTGGAGCTTTCAAGCCAACACCTGCACCTCAACCAAAGTACCCTGGATTTAATAGATTCTATGCAGCAGATCCTGGAATGTTTCAACCATTCTCTGGCAGATACGGACCAGATCCATCTAAATATCCAGAAGGATCTCCTTACAGCGGAATGCAAGAAGGTGGTCTAGCATCACCAGATGATTTAATGAACCAATCAGCAATGGCCATAAATACACCCTCATCGCCAATAAGTAGTTTGTACGCGATGGCTAAAAATAGATTTTTACCGCAACCATCAAAAGGTGAATCTTTGCAAACTGAAACTGAACCAATGTCATTGGGAATTGACACTATTGCTGAAAATTTGCCAGAGGCCCTAAAAAGAAAATATATTTTGGAATATAAATCAGACCCAAATAATACTGCTATAAAATTTGCGCAAGAAATGAAAGACACAGATAGATTATCTATTGCTGACATTAATCAGGCTAAAAAAATATTAAATAATTTATCAAATGATGTTAAAATGCCAATAAATGATTTAAAAGGCATACTAGGACTTGTTGGTGAAAGCGATGTAAGTGTACCAAAGGCTCCTAATACACCAGAATATATACAAAGATTAATAGAATTAATACAAGCAAGGTCAGTAAATGAACCACCAAAAGCATTTATGAGCGGTGACGTGGTTGATGTATTACCCTCAAAATTAATTAGAAATGAAAATGATGAAATGAATTACAAAAGAACTTCCGGTAAATTAGTCAGAGATGAAACTGGTAAAGGAAGCGGAAATAAAGACACCATGTTAGCTCAACTAGCAGATGGTGAGTTTGTTACAAAATCTAAATCAGTCCTTGGTGCTGGTAAATTAATGGGGGGTAAATCTAAAGAAGAACAAAGAAATTTAGGTGCTCAATTTTTTTACAAACAAATGGCTGAATTAGAAAAATTTGCATAATGTATTGTGTAAAATTTAAGTCTGAAAACGTTAAAGATGTTTGGATTTTAGTTAAAGATAAGATTCAAGCAGCTTGTGAATACAACGGAGGTTTCGCAGACGCTGAAGACTTTAAAAAATGGTTAGAAAAAGATCTCATGCAGTTATGGATTGCTTGGGACAATGTAGAAAAAAAAGTTTTATGTGTTTGTATTACTGAAATAAGACAGTATCCCAAATACAAAGTTTGTAGTTGTAAAATAACTACAGGCAATAACATGAAAAGATGGGTGAATTTTATGAATTATATACTTGAATTTGCAAAAGACGAAGGGTGCAAGAAAATGGAAATGATTACAAGACCTGGTTGGGAAAAAATTTTAAAACCAAAAGGATTTTTAAAAACGCAAGTTCAATTAGAAAAAGTATTATGAAAATTTATACAAAACTAGTTATTGATATGGCTACAGATAAGATTCTTATAGAAGAGTCTTTTGAGTATAATGGATCTGTTGCACATTGCGGATCATCTGGAGGAGGTGGTGGTGGAAGCCAACCAGCAAATACTACAAACGTTCAAACGATAAGAGAAGCACCAGAAATAGAAGCTAGAAGATTAGGTTTAATGGATCAAGCTGCAATAACTGCAAGTCAACCATTAGGATTACCAGCGTTTCAAGTGGCTCCTTTGTCTACAGCAGAAAGAGCTGCACAAACATTAGCTGGACAAACTGGTCAGGGTATTAGTGCTTTAACAGGTGCTCAACAAAGAGCTGGAGCAGCTGTTTCTGCTTCACAATTAGATCCTTCTTCTGCACAATTTCAGAGATTTTTAAATCCCTATAATCAATTTGTGCTTGATGAAATTAATAGACAATCTCAAATGGCACAGAATCAATTACAAGCAAAAGCAATTGCTGAAGGAGCTTTTGGTGGTGGTAGGCAAGCAATCGCTGCTGGTGAATTTGAAAGAGCACGACTTGGTAAAATAGGTGAAGCTCAGTTTGCTGGATTTGGGCAAGCGTTACAAGGTTTTCAAGCTAACCAAGCATTGCAAGCACAAACAGGACTAGGAGCAGCACAAGTTGGTTTAAGTGTTAGTGATGCTTTATCTAGACAACAAACTCAAGATATACAAAATTTAATGGCAACTGGTGGAACTGGAAGAGCAATAGAACAAGCTACACTAGAAGCAGCCAGACAAACTGCTGTTCAACAGGCAACAGATCCATATCAAAGGTTATCTTTTCTATCAGATATTCAAAGAGGAGTGCCTTCTTCTCAACAAACTGTTACGCAAGGTTTTGCACCACAAACATCTCCTCTTGCTCAAGCTGTTGGAACAGGCATTGCAGCTTATTCAGTTTTTAACCGTCAACCATCATAGGAGCACGGACCATGGTTCCTATTCATAAAAGAAAATTAGTAGTTCAAAAAGCACAGTTAGGAAAATTTTTTGAATATCCTGAACAAGGAGGAAAAATACCACAAACTCCTAAACCTTTAATACAATTTCAAAGATCTAAATATTTTCCTTTTTTTGAAACTAGTTTTTCTGGTTCAGGTCAGTCATTAGCAAATCTAGGAAAAGGAACACTTAAAACTTTAAGAAGTCCTTTAGGTATAGCAGGTTTAATTGCTGGTGCAGGCGGATTAGATTATTTAACAACCGACAGAGATCAATTAAAACAAAAAAGAGATGATTTAATTTATCAATTAGGGAGAGGTGCAAGAGAAAAAAAAGCAGAATCATTTATTGCATCAGAAACAGGACCTGCAATACCAGGTTCTGAATTAGAAGAACGTCGTAAAGCAGATTTAGAAAGAGAGGCCATGGGTGATATAGGTCAGTACGATAGAAATGTGCAAAACTTACAACCGCCAACGGTTACTGGACAACCTTTTGGAACAAATCAAGTTCAAGCTGGCATAGATGCTCAAAAAAATATTTTACAAAATGCTGATTCTACTGCTTTAAAATTAGATTTACTTGCAGCTAAACAAGGACGACTAGTGCAACTTCAAGCAGTAAAAGATTTGGTTAAAGATATAATGGGTGAAGAAGGATACGATAAAGCTGGAAATTTAATGCTTTTACAAATTGCATCAAATTTACTATCTGGAAGAACTGACAAACCTGGTTTAGGGGGTTTTTTAGATGTATTAGGACAAGCAGGTCAAAAAGTAATTCCAATAGCTATAGCTTTAGAGAGAGAAAGACAAAAAGATGAGTTAGACTTAACAAAAAGTATACTTTCTCAATTAGGAAAAGATACAAAAAAAATTGAAAAAATAGAGCCACCTAAACAAAGAGTATTACTTTTAGATAAAATCACTGGAGAAAAAAAAATAAGATACGCCACTCCCACAGATGATGGTAAATTTACTATTTTTGAAAATGTTAAAGGAACACCTACGCCTTATAAAGTGGATCCATCAGAAATATTAAATTTTTTTAAATTAGAGGAAAATCCCATAGAACGTAGAAAATTTGTTTCTGATTATCGAGCAAAAGCCGCTGGAGATAAAGTAACTGAATCTGTGTTAGAAATAGTAAGAAGAAATCCAAGTGCCTCTGGTGCATTCGGTGGATATAATTTAATTATTGGAAGAAGTCTTGCACAAATAAACCAATTGATGGGCGGTAAAGATTATGCTGAATCAATTAATAGGTTGGTTGATGAATTATCAGCAGATTTACCAAATGCAATTGATTCTAACAAACCTCCTGCAAATGCTAAAGACACAGCTAGTGGGATTAAAGCAGCTAATGAAATTTTTTTTGAATTAAAAAAAATTTCACCAAATTTAAATAGTACTGATGAAACATTACGAGATCAAGCTCAATTACGAACCTTTGAATTAATTGCTGTATATTCTTTAGCACAAGTTAATAAAAGACAAGATAGAATAGCTGTATCTGACGTAGATAATGCAAGAGATGTTGCTGGTGGTTTGATTACATATATTCCTTTCTTAAATCCATCAAATGAAGAGATTATAGCAAGATATAGCGTATTACGTAATCAATTTAAATCTGGCAGGGAAGCTACAATAAATGACGCTTTTGCAGCTGGTATTGATTTATCAGATATAGACGAAAAATATAACAAAGCATTCAACTTACCAAGTTCAACAAAAAATATAATTGAAAATACAACTAAAAATAATCAAAGTATCTTTAATAAAATATTTTCTAGAGATGCAATAGGTGGAGCATTATTAAAATGACATTAGAAGAAATACAAGAATTGTTAAATACAAATCAAATCGATTTGCGTAAATTAGATTTACAAAGATTAAATATTTTAGATGGCCTACAAAAAAAAGGTGAACTTCAGACAAGACCTATAAAAGACATTCTAGAAGATCAAAAAAGAGTAGCAGATCAATTAGCTCAACAAAAAACTGCTGAATATGACCCAATACGAGCTGCAACTGGCGATATTTTAAATAGAGATACTGTTCAATCTGTATTTGATATCGGAGCTTTTGGAGCTCAATTATTAATGGATAGAACAAGACTTGCTAAAATTGTGGCTAATCCAACTAAGTATGCTTCTTTAATATCAAAATTAAAACCAGAAGCATTTACAAAACCAGCTAATACTCAATTTTCAAATGCATTAATGAACCTTGATAGAATTGGAGGATTGGATCCTAGTAAACCAATAGGAGCTATTTTAAGACCTGTAGTTGCTGGAACATTAGGATACACTGCCGGAGGTCAAGCGTATGACATAGCAGATGAAATTATAAGAGCAAAAGAAGGAATTGAGGCAAAAGGTTATAAAGGTAAAGACATCAATGCTAATCCATTTATTCAGGCAGCTGATGATTTAGCAGTTGGTTTAGCTTGGAGTGCTGGAGCAGAATTATTAGCTCCTATTGCTTTTGGAGCAGGAAAATTAACAAGACAATTTTTAGGACTTGAAGGTGATTATGCAAAAAAAATTAAACAATTAGCTGAGACTAATGGACTTGAGGCATCTGCTTTTGAAGCAGCAGATCCTAATACAATAGGAGGTAGAATTTTAAGTGGTTTTAATAAAGTATTTGGACAAGTTCCTTTTGTTGGAAGACCAGCTGAACAAGCAAAAGCAAAAAGAATAGCTGCATTTGCAGAAAAAGTTGAAAGTGTATTTAATTTACAACCTAATATGCACTTAGCTCAATTAGCCTCAGTATCAGATAATGTTGCTCGTCAAATGGAAAAAAATTATTTGAATTTTAGAAATATGAACGATGTAAATTACGATTTATTTAGACAGATGTCTAATCAATTTGGAGATCCAATGATAATACCAATGAATCATCAAAGAAAATATTATAATTTTATAAAGCAAAGCGATACCTCACCTGTAGAATTCAAATTAAGTCTAACTAATGAAGTATTGCAGACTCCTATTGGTAGATTTATGTTTGATTATGAAAATTTACTTAGATCAAATAGATTGATTTCTCCTAATGAATATTTAAGAATGAGGCAACTATTAAATAATGCAGTGGCGAGATCTCCGAATAACTTAGAATTAATAAATACTTACAAAGAGTTAGTGCAATCCATGGAAAAAGATTTTGCAAGCATTAACTTAGATCCTTCTGCTGAAATTTTTTTAAGATATAATCCAACAAATAAGGCTATAGCTGATCAAATTTTAGACGTATCACAACCAATTAAAACAACTATTGGTCAAGTTACTGGTGCTCAAGGAGCTAAATTAAACGCTGATGCTATAAGCAGACTTGAAAAACAATTAGTTGAAGCTAATAAACAATATGCTCAAAATATTATTTCATTTGAAACACCTTTAGCAGATAAAATAAGAAATAATTTTGGTAAAAATTTATTCTCAGATAAACAAGTAGCTGGTTTTTTTGAATCAGGAAATAAAAATGCAGACCAACTTGCAAAAACAGTGGCCGACAATATTTTTACATCTGCACCAAGCAGACAAAGTTTTGATGCTGTGACTGATTTACAAAAATTATTACAAGCGGATCAATATAAAATAAATCCAGAAACTGGACAATATCAATTTTTAAAAGCAGGTTCAAAGGAAGGTAATGAAACTTTAAAAAGACTTCATTCAGCATATTTATCAGATGCTTATCAAAAATCATTTGTAAGAGCGGCTGGTGAAGATAATTTTATTTTAGATTTGATTGGCAGAGAACGAACTTTTCAAGAGGCAGGTTTACCAGCAACTAGAATTGCAGATATGAAATTACCAAATGGAAATAGTGTTTCACAATATGCTAGAGGAAATATCCAATTTGATCCAGATACTTTTAGAAAATTAGTTTTACCAACAGCCGAACATGCTAAAAAATTTGAAATGATTTTAGGACCTGAACAAGGTAAAAAAATGGTTAAGGAACTTGAAGATTTAATTGGTTATGTAACAGCTTTAAATAAAATGATAGTTCCTGATGCATCTACTTTCTTAGCGAGAAGGTTAATATTATCAGGTAACGTAGCAGGTTTAGCACTTGGAATGTATGGTTTTGGTCCTTTGGGTATGGTGCCTTTGTTAGCTTTAGGTTATTTTACTAATAGATTTTTTGCAAGTCCTCAAAGATTAAAAGCAATTAATAGTTCTTTTAAAACTTATTTAGAAGCCGCTGAAACAGGCGACACAACATTAGTCGCAGCAGCAATGCGTAGATCAATTATAAAAATATTAAATGTTTTGTCTAATGATTATCCAAATGATCCAAGAAAATTTGAAGGTAGAAACATATCTACTCAGGAACTATTGCAAAGATTATCGAATGAAAAATATGTTCCAGATGATTTAAAAGGTTTACATATAGATCCAAAACAAAAAGAAAGATTGTTTGCTTCGGTTCCTGATAACATGTTAGGAAAAGTTTTACCTCCACCAGAAATTGATGATTTATTTAGACCAATTGGCGGAGCACCAAGAAATGATAGTGAAGAACAATTAATGAGAGAAGCAGTAAGACAAGCTCCTCCAGGGCCTTTACAAGCAGCATTACCAAGATTGCCAGGTATTGTGCCTTTGTCTGCACAACAACCGATTAATGCACAAAGATTTGCCGCAGCTTTTCCAACTGATACTTTAGGAATATTAGCAGCACAAGGTAGGGAAAATGTATAAAAACGGTAAAACAGCCTTAACTAGAATTAATGAACACGAAAAACTTTGCAGAATGATGCAAAGAGAAACGTTTAAAAAAATTGATCAATTACATGAAAGAATCGTTAGACTTGAAAAAGTAATTATGGTGTCAGCGGGTGTAATTATCGCAGCTATGGGCAGTATAATTGTTACTTTACTTACGGCTGTATTAAAGTAATAAGTTAGTGTGTTAATTAAAAAATACAATTATTTAAAATACGACAAAGACACTCAAGAGAGTGGAAGAACATATGTTGTTAATGGAATGAAGATTCCGTCAGTTACAACTATACTATCTAAAACAAAAGATAGATTAAATCTTGATAAATGGATAAAAAAAGTTGGTAACGAAGAAGCAGAACGAATTAAACAAGAAGCATCTAAAATTGGAATTGAGATGCATAAATATTTAGAGAAATATATTGAAGGCACCAATTATATGTCCATGACAGATGAAGGACAGAAAGCTAAGGACATGGCTAATATGATTATTAAGGAAGGATTGAAGAATGTGAAAGAAGCTTGGGGATCTGAAACTAGTTTAAGATATGAAGACCTGTATGCTGGAACTACAGATTTAATAGGTATTTATAAGGATAAACCAACAATCATTGATTTTAAACAAACTAATAAACCTAAACGAGCTGAGTGGATCGAAGATTATTTTTTACAGTTAGCAGCATATGCTGAAGCACATAGTAAACATTATGGAGAAATAGAGGGCGGTGTAGTGTTAATGTGTTCAAGAGATTTACAATTTCAATCGTTTGAAATATTCGGAGATCAAATGAAAATGTGGAAAGACAAATGGTGGAAAAAATTTGAAGAATATAAAATTATAACCAAGTCCGAACAACCTCTCCCAAGGTTGCAGCCGATAGTTTAAATTTATTTTTTAAAGAAAGCACAATTTTTTCATCTACACTATCTTCAGTTATTAAATCAATATAAGTTACTTTTTTAGTTTGGCCTATTCGATGAGCTCTTTCTTCAGATTGAATTCTATGCTCAGCATTAAAACTATTTGAATAATAAATAACTAATGTGGCCGATGTCAGTGTTAAACCAAATCCTCCAGTTGATGGGTTAGCGACAAAAAATCTACAATTGCGATCATTCATAAATAAATCAATAGCTTTACTTCTTTTTTCAGAATTTACTGCGCCGTAAAAATTAACAACGGACGACGGACCATAAATGTCTATAAGTTTATTAGTTATCTCTTCAATATTATAAACCCAGTTTGCCCATATAATAATTTTTTCGTCAGTGTCTTCTATAATTTCTAATAGTGCATCTAATTTATTATTATTTAATTTTTGTATCTTACCAGATTCTCCAGAAAAAAAACCCGCAGTAATTTGATGAAGTCTAATAATTTCAGTGAGCACATTATTGACAGTCATTCTATCTCCGTCTAAGTTTGCAATAGCTTGTTCTTTTATTTCATTGTAAACTTTTTTCTGTTCTTCAGTTAATTGCACCACTCTTTTTGTATATACTTTATCTGGTAAATCTAAACAATCTTCTTTTTTAATTCTAAAAGAAAACGTTTTTAATTTTTGTTCTAGCTCTTCAAGATTCTTAAATCCTACTGGTACAGCAATTTGTCTGTCCCCTGTAATATGAACAATATCAAATACACAGTATCTATTTTTAAAAGCTACAAATGAATTAAAACCTAAATGTTTAGGGTCTAAAAATTCGCACTGAGTATATAAATCTACCGGACTTTTAGTCACCGGTGATCCTGTCAAAATTCTACGATACTTAGAAATTTTTCTTAATTTTAAAAGATTTTTAGTTCTTTTAGCTCTATAGTTTTTAACAGTAGATGATTCGTCTACTGCAATTAATGCATTATGTTTTATTAAAAATTGTACTGCAAATTGGTAACCCTTAATCGTAGACAAAGCTTCTATGTTCATGACAAACAATTTAAGTTTATCACTTTGTTTTAAAATAAATTCTTGACAAGTTTTTTCTTTTGTTGGTTTCCATAAATAAGTTTCATAAGGAACGTTTAGATGTTTAGGTATTTCATCATTAAACCATACTGTGTATACAGATTTTGTTGCTATTATTAATGAAGCATTTATATTATTTAATGTGTATAATACTCCAACATTATCCAATAAAACTTTAGTTTTTCCTGTGCCCATCTCCATAAAAAGAGCGTAACTCTCTTTATTCCAAGAAAGCTCCAATGCTTTGCGTTGATGTGCAAAAGGTTCAGTTTTAAAAATATATTTTGCTACCACAAAATTATGTTTGACATGTGTTTATAGTAGTTTAATAAGACGTCAAGGAGAAAAAATGGTGGCAACAAACAGTCTTGATGCACTGCAAAGTGTTGATCAAGATAAAATGCACTCAATATCAAAATTATGTCAAGATTTAAAAAAAACACAAACTGATATTGAAGAAAAACAAGCAGAAGTAAAAAAGCTTGTTGAAAAAGAAGCCCTAATATCCTCTGAGCTAATTCCTAATTTAATGGCTGAGATGGATATATCAATGATTAAACTCTCTGATGGAACTATGGTTGAGGCTGTTCCAACATACAAAGCTTATATTACTAAAGCGAATCAATCTAAGGCATTTGATTGGCTAAGGAAAAATGGCTACGGAGATATTATTAAACACGATATTTCTGTTGAGTTTAGTATGGGTGAAGATAGTAAAGCAAGAGAAGTGCTAGAACTTCTAAGATCTAAAGGCACAACTCCAATTCAAAAAGAACATGTTCATCATATGACTTTGTCTACGTTTGTTAAGGAACAAACTGAAAGAGGAATGGACATACCTGATGATTTGTTTGGAGTGCACATTTCTAGTAAGACTAAACTAACCACTAAGGACTAAAATGCAAACACAAGTCAAGAAAGAAAAAACTGCAATCGTAGAAAAACCTACATTTAATGTAGCTTCTATAATTGATCAGTACGGTGATGCAGGGCTAGAAAACGTAACAGCCAATCAAATGGCTATGCCGTTTATTAAATTAATTAGCGATGCATCTTACGAAAAAAGACTTGGACACGAAAAATATATTGAAGGTGCTCAAACAGGAATGATTTGTAACTCTGTTACAAAAAAACTGTATGACGGAGCCAAAGGTATATTAGTTGTTCCTTGTTATTATAAGTTTGAATATATTGAATGGAAAGAAAGAGGAACTGGAGGTGTAAATGCACCTGTTAAAATTTACTCTGCTGATTCAGATATTGTATCTCAAACAAAAAGGGATGCTCAAAATAGAGACAGGCTTTTAAACGGAAACTATTTAGAGGGAACAGCATCTCACTTTGTTCTTTTATTAAATGAGGATCAAAGTCCAAACACTACAGGGTTAATTTCCATGAGTAGAACTCAAGCTAAAAAATCTCGAAAGTGGAACTCAATGATGAGAGCCTTACCAAAAGTTAAAAACAGTAAGGGTGATTTGGTATCACAACCATCATTTAGCCAAGTTTATAAACTAACTACTGTTCAAGAATCAAACGGTAAGGGTCAATGGACTGGTTGGGCTATAAATCATATAGGGCAGGTATCAAATCAAAATGCATTTAAATCTGCAGTTGATTTGTACGAAACTTGTCGCAAAGGTGTGTCTGTAAATTATGAAGATGATACGCCAGTTGCAACTGAAACTCAACAAAGCTCAAAATCTGAACAAACTCCTTTTTAATGGTCGAGAAATTTATCGAAATATTTCAAGGCTTAGATATTGCCTACGGGGAATATTATCTTGAAGGCGATAAAGACCAAAAGACTGGAAAAGAGAGAGGGCGCGCTGTAACTAAGCGTGCTCCTCTCACTCAAGAATTATTTCAAAAACATTTAAATGGTGAAATTAATTTAGGTGTTATACCCATTCGACAAGACAATACGTGTATTTGGGGATGCATAGACGTAGATAAATACGATTTAAACGTAAAAAATTTAATAGGAAATATTAGAAAAAAAAAGTATCCACTTGTGCCTTATAGGTCAAAGTCAGGTGGAGTGCATTTATTTTTACATACAAAAGAACCAATACAGGCCTCTGATATGATTGATAAACTTAGTTTGTTATCGACTGATTTAGGACTATCTAGTTGTGAAATATTCCCAAAACAAAGACAAATCATGGTTCACAGAAATGATTTAGGTAATTGGTTAAATATTCCTTATCAAAAAGCGGCTAGGACAACACGTTATGCACTTTATGATAATGGAGCAGGAATACCTTTAATTGATTGGTATAGTTTTATTGATAAGTTTAGATTAACAAAAGAACAATTTTTTTCAATAAAAGTAGATGATAGTTTAATTGAAGAAAAAGAATTTAATCAATTTCCTCCCTGCTTACAAGCTATAATAAGAAATGGATGTGAAGGTGGATATAGAAATAATGCTCTTACTGCTTTTGCGACTCTTGCAAAAAAGAAAAATCCAGATGGATGGCAAAAAGAAGTTTGGGATCGTAATGATCAGTTCTATGAACAATTACCTGCACATGAAGTTCAAGCTGTAATTAAAAGTTATGAAAAAAAAGATTATGGATATAAGTGTAGTGACAAACCAATGAAAGATCACTGTAACGCTGGCTTATGTAGAACATTATTATATGGCATTGACAGTTCAGCTTACATGCCAAAAGTAGATTCGTTTCAAAGATTAAAAACTAATCCGCCAATTTATTTTTTAACAATAGACAAAAAAACTATAGAATTAAATGGCAAACAATGTAATCAACAACAATTATTTGCAGAAGCATTATTTGATCAAGCTGATATGGTTTGGCAAAAATTGAAAGACAAGGAGTTCAGAGTATTTTTAAATCAATTAAAAACAATGCAACAAGACATTGAGGGTTACGATGAAGATAAAGAAGCACAAGAAGAATTTGCAGATTTAATGATTCAATTCACACAAGAAACTCAACAAGCAGACAATGCTTCGCAAGTAGAGGCAGACATGTGGTATTTACACAATAATAATGTAGTTTTTAAATATAAAACTTTTGAAAGATTTATTAGAAAAAATAATAAGGCAATAAAAAAATTTGAAATTATCAATACACTAAAAAAGAATGGTTCAATTAAAAAAGAATATTATGATAAATTAAAAATTAAAAATATTTGGTATTGTAGGAAACCAGAAGAACCAATAATCGAAAGGTCAAATGTCTTATTCAAAAGAGAAAAAGCACCGTTTGAAGAACCGAACCATTAAAATATATGGTCCTCCAGGCACAGGAAAAACAACAACTCTACTAGAAAGAGTTGATAAATTTATAACAAGAGGCATCAAACCTAGGGACATGGCCTACTTATCATTTACAAATAAAGCAGTTAATGAGGCAAGATATAGAGCATTTAAAAAATTTGTAGGCTGCACAGATGATGATTTAAGAAATTTTAGAACAATACATAGTTTTTGCAGACAAAATTATAAGCAAGTTCCAGTAGTTGATCCTGATATAGATATGGTAGAGTTTGCTCAAACATTAGGTTTGCCTAGAGTTAGATTTGAAAATTACAATGGACATCTTGTTTGGAATGATTGGTCTTTACGAGTGTACGACAAAGCAAGAAATAGATTAATTCATCCAGATGATCAATACAAAGAAGAAAAAATTAAAAGAGTTGTTTACGAAAAATTTAGATTAATTATTGAAGCTTATGATGAATATAAGCAAGATCATAGAGTAGATTTTACTGATATGATCGAGCATTATATTAAAAATGCTCCAGCACCAAAATTAAAAGTTTTAATTATAGATGAAGCTCAAGATTTAACTCCTTTGCAATGGAAATTAATTTATAAGTTAGCTAACAACTCTAATAGAATTTATATAGCGGGAGATGATGATCAGGCGATTTATGAGTGGAACGGAGCTGAAGTAGAGTACTTTAATGAGTTTCCTGGTAAAGATTTTATTTTAAAAACTTCTTATAGAATACCTAAAACAATACACGATTTTTCTCAATACATTGCAACTTATATTAAAGGTAGAAAGAAAAAAGATTTTGTGCCTAAAATAAATATAGGAAATATTACTATATATCAAAGACTTAAAGATATAAATTTTGGTGCATCAGACAGTTGGATGATACTTGGCCGAACAAATGAAATTGTAGATGAATTAAAACAAGAAGCAAAAACTTTGGGTTTATTTTTTCAAAGTGCAAAAGGTTCAAAGTCTTTTGACATACATAAATGGAGAGCGATTAAACTTTGGAACCAATTAATGCGTGGTAATAAAATTAATAAAGAACAATGTCAAATTCTTTACACTTATATTAATGAAATAACATATGGTTGGAGAAGCTTAGACAGTAAAAAATGGATGGCTATAAATAACAATTTATTATTTGACTATAATTTTTTAGTTACAGAAGCTGGTCTTAGAGTTCCTAAAGATGATTGGACTAACATATTTAATAGAAATTTTTCTGAGCATGACAAATATTATTTTAATAAATTAATTGAAGCTGATATCAATCCTGATTTAGATTCTGAAATTATTATAGACACAATTCATTCAATTAAAGGTGGTGAAGCTAATGATGTAGTAATTTATGAAAAATCTAATTGGCCTGCTCATTTAGAAAATAAAATAGGAAAAGATCGTTGCTCTGAATATAGAGTATGGTATGTAGGAGTAACAAGAGCTAAACAAAACTTACATATATTGAGAAGTAATCATCAATATACGTTTCCACTTTGTAGAATGTTAAATGAAATTAAAAGAAATATTTAATGTTTAAATTGTAAAAACTCAGTTGTGCTACAGTTGGTTGAAAAATAGAGTTATGCAATTTTAACAGCATAAAAAACATGAAAAAAGAATTAATACTAATAAGAAAACGTTTAAAAATATTACAGTTAATGTGTAAAAGATTAAGAATAATTAGAGACGAATATCATAAAAAATTTAAGCCAAAAATAAGATATATTTATGACAAATAAAAATTTTTTTAAACAAGTTGGTGGAAAACATTATAAAAAGTATGCCATTCAACCATCGCAATATATAAATAAAAATAAATTATTTTTTGCAGAGGGTAATGTAGTAAAATATATAACACGACATCAAGACAAAGGTAAGTTGGCTGATATTAAAAAAGCAATACATTATTGTGAAATGATTATTAAAAGAGATTACACAAAATGAGTCATCAAATAAATTTTGTATTTAAAGAATCCGATTGGACTCCCCCGACACACTTTCCTGATTTAAAAAATGCAAAAGAAATAGCAATAGACTTAGAAACAAAAGATCCAAACATAAAAGAAAAGGGATCTGGTTGGCCTACCATGGACGGAAACATTGTAGGCATAGGTGTGGCCACGGAAGGCTTTGTTGGTTATTACCCTATCAGTCATGAAGTTGGTTCCAACATGGATTACAAAATGGTAATGGATTGGGTTCAAGACATAGTAAGTGGTTCAGGTGATAAAATATTTCACAATTCATCATACGATGTGGGTTGGTTAAGAGCGCACGGGATCAATATTAAAAATGGAAGAATAATTGATACTATGATAGCTGCAGCTATTGTAGACGAAAATAGATTTTCCTATTCACTAAATTCTCTCGGCTTCGATTGGTTAGGCGAAACAAAATCTGAACAAGAGCTTAAAGAAGCAGCGGCCGATTGGGGTCTAGACGCTAAACAGGAGCTTTATAAACTACCAGCACAGTATGTAGGATTTTATGCCGAACAAGATGCATCATTAACTTTAAAACTTTGGCAATATTTAAAATTCAAAATTTACGACAACTCTTTACAAACTATATTTGATTTAGAGACTAGACTTACGCCGATTCTAATTTCAATGAGAGCAAAAGGAATACGTGTAAATGTCATGCAGGCTGAAAAATTAAAGAAAGAATTTTTAGAAAAAGAAAAAACTTTATTACATCAAATTAACAAAGAATGCGGTTTGAATGTAGAAATTTGGGAGGCAAGAAGTATAGCAAAAGCTTTCGATAAATTAAAGATAGACTATCCAAGAACAGAGAAGACAAAAGAACCAAGCTTTACAGCAAATTGGCTATTAAATTGTTCTGCACCGATTGCAAAATACCTGCGAGAAGCAAGAGAAATAAACAAATTTACATCTACATTTATTGATTCAATTATAAAGTATCAACATAAAGGCAGAATTCACGCGGAAATAAATCAATTAAAATCAGATTCAGGGGGCACAGTTTCTGGCAGATTATCCATGTCAAATCCAAACTTACAGCAAGTTCCAGCAAAAAATAAAGAGTTTGGATCTAAAATTAGATCTATATTTAAACCTGATTTTAATTTACTATGGGGTTCATTCGACTATTCGCAACAGGAGCCAAGACTTGTGGCACACTATGCTTACACAGTTGGATTTAAGGGATCAGATCAATTAATAAAAGCTTATGAGAAAGACGACGCAGACTTCCATCAAACAGTCGCAGATATGGCGGGCATACCTAGAGGACAAGCGAAAACTATTAACTTGGGACTTTTTTATGGAATGGGTGCCAAAAAATTATCCGCTCAACTTGGAATCGGAGAAGAAGAAGCAAAAAAACTTTTGGAGAATTACAACAAGAAAGTTCCTTTCGTAAAACAATTAGCGTCAAAGTGTCAAGAATCAGCAGAAGCAAATGGGTCTATAAGAACAATTAGAGGAAGACGTTGCAGATTTGATAAATGGGAAGTTGCAAGTTGGGGATTAAATAAATCAACAACTTATGATGATGCAGTTCAAAAGTATGGAATTAATAACATTAGAAGATCCGGTACATTTAAAGCTTTAAATAGACTCATTCAAGGTTCAGCTGCAGATCAAGTTAAACAAGCTATGATTGACTGTTATAATGCTGGATTTTTACCTATGTTGCAAATACATGACGAATTATGCTTTAGTGTAAGGGAAAGCAAAGATTCAGAAGAAATAAAAAAAATAATGGAAAGTTCTATTCCAGAATTAGTTGTGCCGTCTAAAGTCGATGTTACAATTGGAAAGGACTGGGGAGATGCATAATGGATTTAGAGGAAGTATATGTCAATTTAGGAATTTGTCCTCATTGTGGAACCCCGGTGCATTTTAGAAAAACAAAAGAAGAAAGTATTTTTGCTTGTCCGATTTGTTTAGAAAAATCTAGACAATATAAAAACGGTAAAGTTTTATTTACAAAAATGAATTTAAATATTAAAGACGAAAGTATCCTTTAGAATTTTAACTATTCTATTTTTTTTGTTGCCTTAACTAGAAATATCTGAGTATTCTCTTAATAATTCTTGTCTTGCAACAACATTGGCTAGATCTCTCATTGCTAGTCTTGTTTTTTTAAGTTCAAGATCTATCCACTTCATATCTGGTGTCTCGCAACCATTATCAAGATAAGATTGGTTCCACTTGGATTCCAAGCTGATCTTTTTTAGTAACAGAGACTGTAACGTTTCTATCATCATTTATTTCTTCATAAGTTATGAAAACTTTGGAAGGAGAATACATATTTTCATCTCTCCACGTTCCTCCGCCTTGCTTTAACCCATTTATGAAATTAACCTTAGCTTCATCATCGTTATGTGCTTTAACGTCTATTATTATACGTTGCCCTGCATAACGTGCAATGAAACGATATAATTTCATGAGGTATTAGTAGATATTATGGGATAGTTTGTCAATATCCTTAATATTTAGTTGTTTTTTTACTTGACATTATCTTCTTAATTTATATATTCATGGGATATGAATGTAACTACTGAATTTAAGTTAGATACAAGGGAATTAATTAAACTTAATCCATTGAGTATTGAGTCTTTTTCTGTAGAATTTAATAATAAAGAAAAAACAATTTCAATGTTTGTGAACCACAGAAAAGTTTCAATGACTTTTGATACGACAATTGAAAAATTTAATGAATTATTAGATCAAACAAATAAAATAATTAATTTATGGAAAATGCAATGAAAAGAATTCCTAGAAAACCTGGACAACCAGCTAAATCAAAAAAACACTCAGATTTGTACACAGATGAAAATCCCAAAGGGACAATTAGGGGATTAAAATTTGCAACTTTAGCGGACGCTAAAAAAAGCGTATCTAAAATAAAAAATAGTGGTAAAACACATGCACATAAAATACAAGCGGCTATCGCCATGGAACAAAGAGCAAGAGTTATGGGTAAAACTTCAGCAGCAAGTGTTTATAGAAAATTTATTAATTCAATAAAAAAATAATGGCTAAAGATTGGTTTGAGTATTTAAAAGAAGTACAAGACATAGCTAAAGCTGTGCCTAAAAATGATTTGTCAGATAGCGTGTTTTATAAAGCATGTAAAGAAAAACTTTGTAATTTAAAATTACAGTTAAACGACACAGGATATGTTTTAATAGACAGTGATATTGCAGATCATATAATTAAACAATACCAAGGTGTTAAATGATTTTATTTTTATTTGTTACATTAATTTTGTTTTACACATTGTTACCAAGATTTAGTTTACTGGTAACGTGTTTTGTATTGTGGAGTTTCTTATGAAAAAAATAGTAGTTGATAAAAACCATCCTTTATATAAATGGATTGAAATGTTAACGAAAAAATATGACTGCAATAGTTTAATTGCAGAACATGTTTATTGTAATGGGAAAAAACCTAAAAATGAAAAAGAAGCTCAAAAAAGAGTTTTAAACTTTTTTGTAGCATTAGGACAAAAATATAATTATACTCCAGAACAAGCAATTTTAGATATTAGGGGGTTTAGACATTGATATGAAGAAAAGTAAACAACCTGCATGGTTAAAAAAAGGAATAGCAATGTATAAAAAAAAATATGATGTATTTGGTAATCTAAGAAAGAAAAAAAATGGTATTAACTGATTTTGTTATTTTATCAACTTTAGTAGTTACTATAATTATAGCCATAAAAATTTATAGGGATTAATATGAAATTAAATAATTTTGAGCCTTACCCTTGGTTATTGTTCATCATAATTTGTTGGTTATTAATGATCTTAACAATTGTTCTATACACATGAAATATATTAAAAGAATAATTAATAATTTTTTATTATACACGTCTAGAAAATATTATATGGACAATCACCCAGATGGCAAAAGTTACCCGCCATTAAAAAATCGATTAAGAATTTTTTGGAAACTGCGTAACGAACCCACAATCGAGGAACGTTGGGCAATGATACGAGATTTTAAAATATGAAAATAATTTTAATATCTATACTATTATTATTAATTGGATGTATGGGTCCCACTTTATTTACAGTAAATGGATTTAAAATAACTGCAAGTGATGTAATAACAATGCCTCATAAAATTGAAACATTAATAAATAAAAGAGAAAAATAAATGGACATAAAAAACTGGAAGTCAGTTGCGGTTAGAAAATCAAGCTATGATAAATTATTAGCGCTTTGCGATAAAGAGTATCGTAACCCTGCAGCTTTTATAGCTTTATTAGTTGATAAAGAAATAGAAAGACGTGCAAATTTAAAAAAAATGAGTCCAGAGGCCTACCTTGAAAAAATCTTTAAGGAACATAAAAATGGCCAAAAATCAAAATAATTGCACAGTTTGTAAGGGTAATAATTATATTAAAAAACAAGGTTTTTATCCTTCAATTTTTTTCTTGTACAAGGACTTAAATAACTTTATAAATTGCCCCAAGTGTACATCACACCTAGACTCACGGAAAACGACTCAAGAAACACGAATCACGGACAATGCTTGAACTGCTAGTTGGTTTACATTGGATTGAGATAATATTTGTTTTTGTGTCTTTAATTCTAATAATCTGCTGGCACAACAAATGAAAACTTGTGAACAAGACAGAATTTGGAAAAACATTAGCGATTATCGCATCTCGCACAACGAGAGAAGAGTATAGAAAAATATCGTCTGTACTATTCGGTCTCTATTGTGGCACCACTTTTGGCTTTAGTGATAGTACATTAGGATTTAAATCCTATCTTGATGAAGTTTATAAACGAACCAATAAGGATCGTTTGGCTATGCGTGGCCTACGTGTAGTAAAGTGATTTGGATGAAGGTCGGTTTGATCTCGTTAAAGAGCTACCATACCTAGCCGGCCTTCGTCTAAATGAACTACAATGCAGGAGCTAAAAACAGAAATTTACGAAGACGAAGTCTTACCAGAAACAAAACTTTGGAGAGCAGTAATTCAACGAGCATTCGAGGATGTTATTTATCCCGGAATGGAACGATCGTTAATTATGTTTAAATATCAAGCTCACTTGTGGTTTATAAATAATAGTGAAAACTTTAAGATCATTTGTAACTTAGCAGATTTAAACGATAAAACAGTTAGAGAAAAATATCTTAAAATGGTCGACAACGAACAAATTTATTTCACTAAAGAACAAATTAATTACATTAACTGGCGAAAAAAATACAATGAACGAAGAAACATTGACAACGGCACAGGAAACTTCTTATAAAAATTGTCCAAAATGCAAACAAAAAAAATTATCAACACTTTTTTATAAAAGAGGTGATCGAGAAACCCTTGATTCTTGGTGTAAGGATTGTAAAAATAAGGAACAAAAACAAAGATGGTCTTTGAATTCAATTGCTTTTGTAAGACGAACTTATCAAGGATTAAATAGACAACGTAAAAATTCAAAAAGAGCCGAATGTTTAATTTCATTAAGTGAGTTTTTAGATGTTTGGCAAGAACAATATCAAAAATTTGGAATGCGGTGTCCGTACTCTGGAATTGAAATGACGCACACGTTAGGTGTTGGTAAAACTTTATATAATATTTCTATTGATCGGATTGATAGTACAAAACCCTACATAGATGGTAACCTTGTATTTTGCTGTGCTATTATTAATAGCATGAAAAATAATTTGAATTTGAAAGATTTTATAATGATTTGTAAGCTCATTGCTAAAAATAATATGATTGAGCATTTAACCACTTGAATTTTGTTGCACTGCAACATATATATTTAGAAAACAGGAGAAATAACATGGAAAAACTATTTATAATACCTTCTTATAGTGATGTTAAAGCATTTTGGAGCAATTATTTTAATAATATTCAAAAGTTTTACACAGATGCTGCAGAAGATTTATTTAAAACATTTAAAAAATAAATATTTTTAATTTTCATAGTCTATTGAGCATTTATCGTCTACTGAGCATACATCGCGAAAATTAAGGCTTTTACGGGGCTTTATCCCATATAATTTTTTGTATATTTGGCCTCGTGGAGGTAGATTTTGGGAAAGAAAAAAAAAGAAACAATCCAAGACATTATCGACAGAATTGAAGATGATTTAATTGCTTTACGAGATAAGGTAATAGAGCTCGAAAATGATGTTGAAAATGACGAGGATGAAGATAAGAACCAAGACGAAGACGAAGACGAAGAGTAAAATAAAAAAAATAGGAGAATACAATGAGTGAAGACAACAAAAACGTTATAGAACAACTACAAGAAAAAATCGAAAAACTAGAATCTGACGTAGAAAATATTAAGTCAGTTCTTGAAATACAAGATGAAGATGAAGATGAAGATCTGAAAGATCAAGACGAGGACGATAAGGACAATTAACCTATTGCCTGCATTAATTTAGGCAATTATTGAACGCAGGGGTGTGGACAACGGATCACGGACTGTGATATAAATAACACACCTACCTTTCATTAGTTATGGTGGGCTGATTCATTCAGTCCACCATCAAAAAAATCAATTAAATCACAAATTTCAGCCACATATATAGATACATTAGACCTTTTCATGTCTCTACATAAAAATAAACTTAAAAGTACACTGACAAGCTGAAAACATCAAATAAGATAGATATACCAATAGTTATTCTTTCAGCATACTACCCTGAAAGTACACTGAACACTAAATTCAATAAATACAAATAAAATAACAATAATAATCAATATAGTTAACATATATGTACTATTATTCTACTGGACAAGAAAACTTTTCTTACCTTTACAGTGTTATTTACATAGAAATATCTATATTATAATTAAAAATTCATGGAAACTTTAGTTCAAGAAGTTAAAGCAAATTTGAAAGGGGCTGAGCTTTTAACTGGTAAACAACGTGCATTTGCAGAATTTTATGTTGCTAATTACCCTGATTGTACAAAACAAGAAGCTGCCCGTCACGCAGGTTATGCCGAAACAACCACTGGTAAATGGGGAAGTCTATTAACAAACCCAGATAAGTTTCCTCATGTTGTTGCGTATATTGAAAGATTGCGTGAGACAAAAACAAATACCTATAAGGATTATTTAAGACATTTAAAAAGATTAGACTCACTTTCAAAAAAAGCCGAAGATAAAAACCAACTTGCTGCGGCTATTAATGCAGAATTTAGGCTTGGGCAAGCAGCAGGCTTTTACATTGATCGAAAAGAGATTAAAGTGCAAGACTTGTCAGCGATGACAAAAGATGAATTAATCAAAACAATCAATGAGCTTAAAGATGAGATATCGTTTGAAAAAGTCCTTGAAATCGAAGAAAACAAAAAATCTTCTTAAAGAAGATTTTTGGGTGCAGTTTAATAGAGTACATAACAAGCACTTAAACATGTCTTTAGGTGCGGTGGAGATTAAAACTAATGAAAAAAAAGATTAAAATTGGATTTGAAGATATTGCAATTAATTTAATTAATTTTGAGACAAAAGACAAGAAGGATGATAATGTTTTAGGAGAATATGACAGTAGCAACGCTAAAATCGATATCCAAAAAGAACAGAATGCTAGATCAGAGGCCAATACCCTCTTACACGAAATTATTCACGCTTGTGTCTATCAAGCGGGACTTAGCTCACAAGGAAATTTACTTTTTAAAGAAAAAAACGAGGAATTAATTGTTAACGCTATTTCAAACAGTCTTTCACAAGTTTTTAGAGATAACAAATGGTTTTTACCCTATCTACAAACGCATTTAGTTTGCGGAAAATTTGATGCAAAAAGAAGAATCGAAGCTATACCAAAAAATAAAAAAAGCGTTGCCAAACGTACACTTTCAAAGAATCGAAACTAATGTTGGACTTGGCATTCCCGATGTCAATGGATGTTATCGAGGAACTGAATTTTGGCTCGAGTTGAAGGTAAAAAAGAGAAAACAAACTTCATTAACTAAATATCAAAAAGCGTGGATTTTAAAACGCGGTAGTGCTGGTGGCAGAGTTTTTATCTTAAATTTCGACCTCAGGCTGAGGGCCGTAAAACTTTATGACTACAATTCTTGCTTGCACCCTGATCCGTTATTCACGCTTCCCGTTTCCCATTTCCCGCACCCCGTTTCATGGACCGCGGTTTTAAATAAGATAATCACCCATCAGGCATCTACTTCAGGGCACCAGGATGCAAGTTCAAAAACAAATAAAAAATAATTGTTGACATCACATCCCATGATGATTATATTTGTGGTCGGTAGCTCGACATCCTCTAAATAATTAGCTCCTGTTTAGTGTCCGTTGGGCTACCATTTTTAAGCTCCCATTCCCGTTTCTAGTTCCCGTCCCGTAGCCAAGATCCACAAACATCGAATCACGGATCAGGATTCTACTTCACCAGGGTAGCATGCTGCTCACCAAGGTCTGTGGTCGGTGCGTCACAATCTGTGGCGTAGTAGAAAAATATTTTAAAATTATACTTGACATTAGGAATTACTTATCTTATATGTATGGGACAGTTTGCTTTAACAATTAACAAAAGGAGCCACGATGCAGAAGCCGAAAGAAAATATGATTTATACGTGCAAAGAGCACGGTAAAGAAACTTACTTCAAAATAAAAAAACAAGAACTATTAAAGGACTTTAAAAATTTTGTTTACGTATGGTTTACTGAAGGTAATGTAAACGAAAAGATGTGGGTGCAGATAAGATCAGGAACTCAGCGCCGTGGTTTTGGGACTGTGGCCAACGAAGCTCGTCATCTTAAAAAATGGAAACTTCATGATACTTTGTTTTATGAAACTGGTAGAGATAGAGTTACAAGGCCTAATCAAATTAAATTAAAATATTAAAATGAAAAATAAAAATAAACTTTTTGTATACGATATACCTGCAACTATGCAATATAAGATCTATGCAAAAAATGAAAGAATGGCTAAAAAAATTTTAATAGAACAAGCGGGCTATGAAATATCAGGAGAGCCAATTTTTCTTGAAGACGATTTTAGAAAAGCTGAACCAATTAGGTTTTAATTATGAGAAAGAAAAAATTACCGAAGTGGGGTTGGGTTGATGATGATCACATCTCCATTTTGTGGAATGTCGAAGACGTTAAGGAACAAGCCCAAAACATAAATATCAGACTAAACAAGGAGGAATGCCGTCAAGTTCTTGATTTGTGTTTGAAGTATCATGATGCAAATGTTGGCATCTCGTGGGAAATTCTGGATACACACATCTTAGATTTGTTTGGTCATCGGAAAAAGGTAGCGTAACATGTGGACATTAATAATAGTTCCTGCACTCATTGCGATTCTTTATCCTGAGTTTGCAGGAACTATTAGAGATAGAGTTACAAGGCCTAATTTAAAATAGACAAAAGCTGATCCCGTTCCCGCATCATGTTTTGGTTGTTACTATTATTACTTGCCCTGCTGCTGTTCACAGTACCAGGGCAGGTAGCTCTGCTGCTTCTGTTGATTTTGTTGATGTAGTCCCGTTCCCGCATCCCACGTCCCGTTCCCGTAGTCTTGATTAATCAAAGAGAAGTTCACCATCCTGAAGGTAGCTGCATCGGAAAAAGGTGCGGAAATTCCTGCATTGAGAGGACTAATATGATTTATTTTAAATACAACTAAAAAGTTAATTGACTTTAAAAGTATCTCATATATATAAGATAATAAATAAACAACATAAGGAGCAACCATGGGTATGGACGTGTACGGATTAAATCCGAAAATTAAAGAAGGTTCTGTGAAACCTAAAATAGACTGGAACACAGCAACCGAAAAAGAAAAAGACGATTACTTCAAGCAGATGGACAAGTTTGAAGAAGAGAACAAAGGTTATTACTTTCGCAATAATGTTTGGTGGTGGAGACCTCTTGCGAATTATATAATCGAGTTCACTGGTTGTGTGGAAGAAGAACATGTAGACTACTGGCACGAGAATAGTGGTTTTAAGGTAAATGAAACTGTTGCAAGAGAAATTGCTAAACAGTTAAAACATTTAATTAAGGTCGGACATACAAAAATGTATGCCGAACAACACATGGCAGATTATAAGAAAGCAGAGGCACACAACAAAAAAGTTGAAGAAGAGGCGCAAAAGTTCCATCAAGAAATGGTAAAAAAGCATGGAATGGGTATTGCTCCGCGTGATTATCCTAAAGAAGATTACGAAAAATGGAACGTAATACAAAATAAAAAAGACTGGACTGGCGATTATCCGTTTAATATAAAAAACGTTCAAGAGTTCGCAGAGTTTGCCGAAGAGTCAGGCGGTTTTAAAATTTGCTAAATTAAAAGTTCACGGGCGACCACGGTCGCCCGTCCCGTTCCCGTTCCGTGATGCGTGACTTGTTTGCAGATGTTAATAATAATACCATCCAGCGCATCCTGGATCTCCCTGCAATTTTTTCTATTTTTGACTTGACTTCAGTAATAAGCTATCTTATGTATATAAGATAACAAACAAAAGGAGCACTATGATAAAAGCAATAGAGTTAAAAAAAGGTGATAAAGTAAAAACAAATCAGTTAGGTCTTGAAACTTCCGGCGTTCTTTTGGAGTCACCGAAACAAGGTCGCGGTCTTAAACAGACAATCTTAGTTGACTGTAAAGGGTCAGAGGTTGGTTTGTTCGATGAGGCCGGATCAGTTTACATCAATCAAGTTAAAAAAGTTTTAAGGAATGATACTTGGATTGAAGTAGTGGTTTAATGTTTTGGATTTCAATCCTTGCAGTGATTGGCCTGTTGTTTACCACAGCAGGCCAATTGCTTTTACTTTTATTTTTAATTTTACTTCTTCTCTAATCCCGTCCCGTTTCCCATCCTGTTCCCGTTCCGTGATTAATTTATTAAAGCAGCGGATGGGATGCAGCTGACAACGGTGGAACTGGTGGAGTTGGTTGCAGGGTAGTGTTTTGGTTTTAAACATTAGATTTTTAAATTTGATATGAATGTTGCAAAGAAGCAACAGTAAAAAAATAATTGTACATAATTAAAAATATTTCTTGTTTTAATTATCTTATGTATATAAGATAATTATTGTCATTAATAACTAATGAAAGGGAAACAATGACAAAACAAAAAACAAAAATAGAATTATCAACTAAAAATAAACAGTTGATAGTTCGCGCGTGTGATTTGTTAGAAAAAAAAGCGGAGTTAAATTCTGACTGGAATAGAATTATCAAGCCAGAATTAGTTCAACTTTTTGATTTGTTAAAAACAAATAATCTAACGATACAAAAAGATAAATTTATTTATTCGATTAACAAAGATGTTAAAGAGATAAATATTTTTTCTCAAGAGGACTTTAAAAAAGACAATATGGAATTGTTTAAAAAGTTCTCGACAAAGTCTATTCGAACCTCATATACTCATGACATTAAGGAGTTAATATGAAAAAATTCGAATTAGAAAAACTTAACCAGATTGTGTCTCAAAATAAAAGTAGTGATGAGATAATTATTGAGTTAAAAAAACAAATCGATACTTTTAAAAACAAAATACAATTTATCGATTGGCAACTATTAGCTAGTTATCTTGATTCGAAGATATTTGAATTTATTATCGCGAATCAGAGTGACTTGAAAATAGCTAACTTCGGACGTGAATTATCTCAAGACTTGGCGGACAAGTTTAACGTACAAAGGGACATGGCTAATCGGCAAACAACACAACACTAACTATCTTACAACTAGGGCGTGTTTCACGCCCTAGTTAAATTAGTATCTCTATTTCTTGCAACCTATTAAAACATACTTCTAGCACCCTACACCCCCTTAAAACTGCAGATGTATCTTACAGTCGTTGACTTGTGCAAACATTGACACAAATATATACTGCATTTTACTTATGAATTTGGAGCTAGTCCCTCGTGAAAAATTAGAAAAAACTGCAAAACTTTTAAAGGCACAAAAGATACTATTAGCCAGAGAAAATTTTATTTATTTTGTTAAACAAGTCTGGCCAGATTTTATTTGCAGAGAGGGTAAGGAACCTTCTACATGGGGGCACCATCAAATTATTGCGGATAAGTTGACTCAAGTTGCTCAAGGCAAAATTAAAAGATTAATAGTCAACATGCCACCTAGACATACAAAATCAGAGTTTGCCTCTTATCTTTTTCCGGCATGGATCATGGGACTCCTGCCCAAGTCTAAAATTATGCAAGTCTCTCACAACGCAGAATTATCTTTTCGATTTGGTAGAAAAGTAAGAAACTTGATACAGGGGGAGGAGTATAAAAAAGTTTTTAATAATTTGGATTTATCAGAAGATTCAAAAGCTGCTGGTCGTTGGGAAACAAATCATGGTGGTGAATATTTTGCAGCCGGCGTCGGTGGTGCAATAACCGGTAGAGGTGCTGATTTTTTAATTATTGATGACCCTCATACTGAACAAAATATCATGTCAGAGAATGCTATGGAAAAAACTTATGACTGGTATGTGTCTGGACCTCGTCAGCGTTTACAACCAGGTGGAGCGATTGTGATTGTTATGACACGCTGGGCAACAAATGATTTAACAGGACAACTTTTGAAAGCACAAGTAAATGAAAGAGCAGATAATTGGGAGGTAATACAATTTCCAGCAATCTTGGACAGCGGACAACCTGTATGGCCAGAGTATTGGCGTATTGAAGAATTAGAATCTGTTAAAGCATCTATACCTCCTAAAAGATGGAATGCACAATATATGCAAAATCCAACAGCAGAAGAAGGTGCATTAATTAAACGTGAATGGTGGATTCCTTGGCAAGGACAAATACCTGCTCTGCAATATGTTATACAAAGCTATGATACTGCATTTACAAAAAAAGAAACTTCAGATTATTCTGCGATTACAACTTGGGGAATATTTAAACCATACGATGATTCTCCAACATGTTTAATTTTATTAGACTCAATAAGAGGTAGATATGAATTTCCAGAATTAAAATCTATCGCGTTAGAACAATATAATTATTGGAAACCAGAGTCCGTGGTCATTGAAGCAAAAGCATCAGGTATGCCTCTGATACAAGAATTACGTAGAATGGGAATACCTGTTTTAGATTTTGTGCCTGGAAGAGGAAGGGATAAACATTCTAGAGTAAACGCTTGTGCACCAATCTTTGCATCAGGTATGGTTTATTATCCAGAGGGTAAACAATTTGCCTTAGAAGTAATTGAAGAATGTGCTTCCTTTCCAAATGGAGATCATGATGACCTAGTCGACAGCACCACTCAAGCTGTGTTAAGATATCGAGAAGGTAATTTTATCAGTGCTCAACATGATTTTGTTGAAGAGAAACAATCAAGATTACCAGCGGAGTATCAATACTATGGCTAGAGGGACTTGTTGGCATGGATACGAACAAAAAGGAATGAAGAAAAAAGGAAATAAATTAGTTCCTAATTGTGTAAGGTTGGGTAAAGTAAAAGGTGGTTTAGCAAGACAAGCAGCTATTGCTATATCGATGAAAAAAGCTGGTAAAAAACCAAAAAAAAAATGAGCGGAAAAAAAATTAAAGAGGAATTAAAAAAAATACCTAAAACAATACCATTAACCACAATAGGTTCAGCTGGAGGAGTTGATTTTGATTTTGGCGTAGGCATTAATCCAAAGGACAGACCAGAAGCAATCATAGGAGCAAAACGAAGCGATACTAATGACACAAGCTACCTGTATGGTGCAATTGGTCCAAAAGGAATTAATCAAATTGGTATTGGAAAAAATTTTAATGAGAGCCAAGGAAACATTAGCTTAAGTGGTTCTAAAGAGGGATTTGGTGTAAAAGGAAAAATAAATTTTCAATTAGGAGGAAAAGTGGATAAAAAAACAAAACCAAAAAAAATAGTGAAAGATAATTATTTAGACCGTAACGAATTCAAAGAAGGGTTTTATGATCAAAAAGATAAACCTCCAATTACACCAAGCACCTATTATGGAACAGCAAGTGGTAAAACTTCGTTTGAATCTCCTATTGTAGATCCAGATACATCAATGATGCAAAGTGCTAATTTTAAAGAAGGTGGAATGACTAATCCTAAATCTTTTGAAAGACAAACTTTAGAAAAAAAAGGCTACACTGACATGATGAAAAATATGAAAGAAAAGGAAGTAAATGAATTGTATGATAGTGTAATGGGAACTTTTACAAAAAGATTTTCTGAGGGTGGTGTAGTTAAAGGTAATGGTAAAGTTTTAAAGGATAGAATAAAAAAAACCAAGTATTACTAAAATGGCCGTACAAGATTTCAAGGATCCTGATACGTCGCTAATGGAATTTGCAAATGTTTTAAGCGCTGAAGAAGTTGCTAAAAACAAACAGCAATTTTTATCTGGCATAGCGTCCTTGGGTTATGATCTAGCACCAGTGACTGGTGAGTTTAGGTCTCTGCAATACGCACAAGATGAAGCAAGAAATTTAGTTCAAAATATTTTATCTAAAGATCCTGATAAAATTAATATGGTTGCACAAGGTTTAGGAATAGGTCTTGGTGTGCTAGGTGCTATTCCAATCGTGGGCTATGGAACACGGATCGCGAACCGTGGTCTACAAAAACTGTATGAAGCTATAGGCCCAGGATCCAAGACTGATGAAGTCGTAAAATCTTCACAACCAACTGAAAGCGCTGTCACAACAAGTAGATCACCAAGTTCCTTAGATCAAGCTAACTCAGAGATACATTCGCAAATGATTCAAAGAGATCCTGTTTTTGAAATTTTTGTAAGAGGATTGCCTGAGTATAGAAGAAATACCTTTGCAGAAAATTTAAGAGAATATCAAAATTTGTCCACAGCTCAACGACAAGAACTTATTGGAACTAGAGCAATAGATGTAAATGAACCAAGATTAATTAGTGAAAAAAAAGCTTTTAATGAGTATGCACAAGTAGAAAAAGAAAAAGAAAAATTAATTCAAAAGTACGAACTAGCCGTTACTAAACCAAGTAAAGGCAGAGAGATGACCACGGTCAACGATCCACTTACATTTGGCCAAGGTTCATTAAAAAATATAGGTGAAAAACAAAAACATGTTAGAGAATTTATTGGTTCTGAGTCTTATGATGTGATTGCAAAATCAGGAGTTGAGCGTGGAACAGCCGATCAATGGATTGGGTTTTTAAGAAATGCGAGAGCAAAAGGAGTTAAATCTGAAGAGCTTGCAGATTCTGGATTATTAACATTCAATTCAAAAGGGGAACCTATTAGTGGAGAATTGTTTAGTATATCCAGAACAAGTCCAAAAGCAATAATTACTAAACAAGAAATATTAGCTTCTCTTGAAACAAATCCTGCATTTAATTTGAAAATAAGAGATTATGAATATCCAATCAAATTAGAAAAATTAATTGATATAAGACAAAGTCAACAACCATTAATCGAGGATGTTACAAAAATATTGCTTGAAAAATCATTTGCAACAAATCCATTAAACAGAGAAGTTTTTGGAAAAATTATAGATGATATTGATGGTGCAGAAACTTTACTTGACACAATGTCCAGTGATTTAAGAGGAATCAAATCTGATACTTTTACAAAATTAATAAATCAGTTGGATCAATTATTAATTGATCTGCCACAAAATAAAGCTTTAACTGTGAGAGCTTTAAAAGAATATTATCAAAAAATTAATGCAATAAATTCAGAGGCACTTAAGATAGAAAAACTTTTTCCAACTCCAAGACATTCTAAAGCTAAACCATTAGGGGGCATTGATTATAGAGAAAAAGTTATTTTTTATGACAATCCAATACCTAATAATTCAAGTTCAAAAAACGCTTTTACATCACACTTTCCTGAACCAAATCCAGTAGCGTTTACACGATACGATGTTCGTGGTGTAGATTCGTATGGAGATACTTTTTTTTTATTTGAATTACAATCAGATCCTCATCAAAATATTAGTAAAGGTTTTAAAAGTATTAATGACAAAGCTAGAGATTTAATAGAAAAAAATCAACCTGTAAGTATAACTTCCGACATGATGGTAAGAAATAATCCTTTTGCAAATAAAATATCCACTCAAATTGCAAAAAGAGAAAAACAAGAAATAATTGATGAGATGAAAAAATATACCGATATTGCTTCGACCAGACCATTGAATGATGTCGAGATGAAAGAATTAACAGACTTAAGACAAAAATTAATAACCATGGATTTTAAGGCACCTGAGCCCACATTGCAACAAAAAGTAAATATGTATTACAGTGGTAATGAAATATTTAGGCAAAATAAAAAATCTTATGATTATTTTCCAATGGGCAGAGAAGAAACTTGGGTTAAATTAAGTTTAAAAAGTTTAATAAATTCTGCTCAAAGAGAGAACAAACGTTATGTAGCCCTTGCCCCAGCAGAATTTTTTCAGTTGGATCAAAATAATAAATTCAAAATAGAACAATTTTATGGTCTAGGGGCTGGAGATTTAATGCCGTATTTCAAAAAAAATCCTAAAATTAAAAATGAAAATATTGTTTTTAAAGGAGGGCCTGAAGGCATCGGTAAGTACAGAGAAAATACTGCTATTAAAACTGGTCCTGATAAACAAGGAGAGGAATTTTATCCAGGTAAATTATCAGGCACAGCAGTTCTACCAAAAGCTGCTCAGGATATAGTAAAAGAAATGGGAGGCAATTTATCCGTTAAAAAAGTGTATTTAACTGATCCAACAAAACCTTACAAGGTATTAAGCACAAAACGTGAAGGAGTAGAGATGAGACCTGTTAGAGCATTTAAAAGCGAGATATACAGAAATAATTATTCTAGAAAATATGGTGGTAGAAACTATGATGTGGTAGACAATAACGATCCTATAAATTATGTCGAAAGTATAGTAATAGATACACAAGGCATGAAAAAAACGCCAAGCAAAGGGTATAAACTAGGAGGATTGGTAGAAGTCAAAAGAGAGTTCTTCGTACCATTAATTTAATGTTTGATAAATTTATAGCTGATTATATTAAAAAAGGTACAAGTGCAGAGGCAACAATCAAAGATCAATTAAGCCAAGTTCAAGAAACAGGACTAGGTTTAGAGGGTCAAAAGAAAAAATACGGCGTAAAATTAAAATCAGGTGGTATAGTTTCTAGAGGTCAAAAATTAGCTAGATTAAAATTAACAAAAATTTTTTAAAATGGCAGAAGAAGATATTCAAATTGAAGAAACTGTTGGTACTATTCCAGAACCGGTGACTACAGTTATTGATGAAGAAAATAATCTCATAGCTGGTGAGCCCTTACCCGAAGAGGGAGAGCAGGAAAATTTTTTTGCAAATCTTGCAGAAAAATTAGATGAACAAGAATTGAAAAAAATAGGATATCAATTAGTTACTGAAGTAAATTATGACAGAACTTCACGAGATGATTGGGTTCAAGGTTATGTTAAAGGATTAGATCTTTTGGGATTCAAGTATCAATCTTTAACGAGACCATTTATTGGAGCATCAGGAGTAACACACCCTCTTCTTGCAGAATCAGTAACACAATTTCAAGCACAAGCAATTAAAGAATTACTACCAAGCTCTGGCCCAGTAAGAACAGAGGTTATTGGAGCAGAGACAGAAGAAAAAATACAACAAGCTCAAAGAGTAAAAGATTTCATGAATTATATGCTCATGGACAAAATGGAAGAATATACTCCTGACTTTGATCAAATGTTATTTTATCTTCCACTTGCAGGTTCAGCATTTAAAAAAGTTTACTACGATGAATTAATGCAGAGGGCAGTTTCAAAATTTATACCAGCAGAAGATTTAATAGTTCCTTATAATGCAACAGATCTGCAAGATGCTCAACGAATTACACAAGTTGTAAAAATGAATTCAAACGAATTAAAAAAAATGCAAATTTCAGGAATGTATTTAGACATTAATTTGCCAAAACCCTACTATTCTCAAAATGATGCAAAAGATAAAGTGAATGAACTAGAAGGTATATCACCAACTCCTGAAACAGCTGAGGATACTTATAATTTAATTGAAGTACATACATTTTTAGATTTACCTAACTTTGAAGAAGAGGGAAATATTAAAGTCCCATATATCGTAACGATCGATGAAGATTCTCAAAAAGTATTATCTATTTACAGAAATTATAATCCTGATGATTTAATGAAAAAAAGAAAAAATTATTTCGTTCATTTTAAATTTTTACCTGGTTTAGGATTTTATGGCTTTGGTTTAATTCATATGATTGGTGGTTTATCCAGAACTGCAACTTCAGCTTTAAGACAATTACTTGATGCGGGAACATTATCTAATTTACCTGCTGGATTTAAATCTAGAGGAATGAGAATAAGAGATGATTCTGAGCCACTGCAACCAGGTGAATTTAGAGATGTAGATGCTCCGGGCGGTAATATAAAAGATCAATTTCAATTACTTCCTTTCAAAGAACCCAGTGGAACATTATTTAGTTTGTTAAATTATTGTGTTGAGTCAGGAAAAAGATTTGCTTCGATTGCTGATATGCAAATTGGTGACATGAATCAACAAGCACCTGTTGGAACAACAATGGCATTATTAGAACGTGGTTCAAAAGTTATGTCCGCAATCCACAAACGATGTTATTACGCAATGAAACAAGAATTTAAAATTCTTGCACAAGTGTTTGCAGATTATTTACCACCAGAGTATCCATACGATGTTTATGGCGGTGAGAGAAAAATTAAAGCTCAAGATTTTGATAGAAGAGTAGACATTATTCCAGTGGCAGATCCTGACATATTTTCTATGACACAACGAATACAAGTTGCACAAGCTGAATTGCAATTAGCTCAAACTAATCCACAGATGCACAATATCCATGAAGCTTACAGACGCATGTATGAAGCACTTGGAGTTAAAAATATTAATGGAATTTTAAAACCACCTCCTGAACCACCTCGACCATTAGATCCAGCTATTGAAAATACAGGTGCATTACAAATGGTTTTACCGAAAGCGTTTCCACAACAAGATCATGATGCACACATTGCAGCCCATATGGCATTTATGATGAGTAGAATGGTGCAGATTAATCCTCAAGTTTATGCATTACTACAAGGTCATTTAATGGAACATGTAAGTTTAAAAATAAAACAACAAGTTTTAGCTGACTTTCAAAGTAATTCAGCTATGATACAGCTTCAACAAAGCGATGAAGATGCATTTGCCATTGAATTTGATAGTGAAGTGGCAAAAAGACAAGCAAAAATGACACAAGAATTGGCTCAAATGGAGACACAATTTGATGCTCAGAAGGGGCAAGACCCATTAATTGGTTTAAAACAACGTGAATTAGACCTCAAAGCCATGGATATTCAAAGAAAAGCTGTTGAAGAAGCTAAAAAAATGAATTTTGAACGTAATAAGTTCAGTGCTCAGCAGACTTTACAAGAGGACAAACTTAATTTAAATGAAGAATTAGGAAAAAAGAGAATAAACATAGCAGAAGCTAAATTAAAACAAGATTTAAAAAAACCTACGCAAAAAAAGGAGTAAAAAATGCCATATGATTCTACAAAAGAGAGAAGTCCTAAAGATAAAATGATGAAAGAAATTAAAAAAACTCCTTCTACTGCCAAAAAAGTTGGAAAAAAAGAAGGTGGACGAATAAAGAAAAAAAGTTTTCCAGATTTAACAGGTGATGGCAAGGTGACTATGAAAGATATTTTAAAAGGTAGAGGTGTCATTAAGAAAAAAGGTGGCATTATGAAAAAAGCAGACGGTGGTTTAATTCGAATGCATAAACAAATGGCAATGAGCAATAAAAAATTCACATGATGAGCGGAGCTAAAAAAGGCCAAAAGCCTAAAAAACAAATAAAACAAAAACCGATAAAAGCAATGACTGGTTTAGAAATTGCAGCTATTGGAGCACTTGCAGGAATGGCTGGTTCAGCATTGTTGGGTGGAAAAAAATCTACTGCGCCAACACCCTTAAATAATCCAGCTGCTATGATTGCGCCATTAAGTGGATTTGTAGGAAAAAAAGAAGAGGAAGAAAAAAAACCTGGAATGAAAATGGGTGGATTATCCGGAGGCAAAAAATATGGAGTTCCTCCTAAAAAAGGTCCTATGTCACGAGGCTTGAAAGATGGCGGAATGATTCACAATGATAAAATGGGAATAGAAGGTGGTTCTTCAATGGGTCAGAAAGAAATCCAAGTTAAAAAAAAGGTTTTTAAAGGCATATTTTAATGATTCAAATGTTAGGTGCTGTCGCACCATTAGCTAAAATATTATTCAATACAATTGATAAAGCTGTCACCGATAAAGATTTACAAGAAAAATTAAAAGCACAATTACAAATTCAATTATTACAATCTAACACAGCGGAACTTCAAGCAGCTGCTAAAGTAGTTGAAGCTGAAGCAAAAGCAGGTTGGTTTGCAGCAAGTTGGCGACCATTATTAATGTATGTATTGATTTTTATTTTAATATGGAATTATGTTTTAGGGCCTCTCATATTATATTTTTTTAAATCATCTATTATAATTGTAGAATTACCTGATGATGTTTGGACATTACTGCAAATAGGTCTTGGTGGTTATGTTGTAGGAAGATCTGCAGAATCTGTTGCTAGAACAATGGCGAACAGATCTCAAGCAAAAGATCAGGAGAATGGATAATGTTAGAAAGATTAAAAGACTTAATTGTAAAGAATTATATTACAAAAAAAATTCAAGAAAAAAATAATGTTCTTTTAAAAAGTCGAAAAGAAGTAGAAATTAATGGTAATGGAACGCATGGTTATATGATAAAGGAAGGTGAACATAAAGGTGTTGTTTTAGGTCATGTCACTAGAGAAAAAAAAATTATTGAATGATCCGTGGTGACAGTAAAGATTACAATTTACTTGATAATTGGGTACGAAACATAAAATTAAAATCAGATAACGTTTTAACTTGTGAGATAGGGGTTCGCGAAGGGCTTGGTTCTAAAATTATAATGGACGGTTTTAGATTAAACTGTCCAAAACAATATACTCACATCGGCATAGATCCCTATGGAAATTTAAACTATCAACATTACGACAATTCCCCTTCTTTCACTGCTGATTACACAAATGAAATGCGATTGCAGTTAGAAAAAGATTTATCTGATTATAAAGAATTTAAATTATATCATATGACAGATAGAGAATTTATGCGACGTTATCCAGAATATAATAATTTTATATTGGTTCATTTTGACGGTCCTCATATGACAAAAGATGTATTAAATGAAGCAGTATTTTTTGCTGAACGCAGTATTATAAATTCAAGATTTGTTTTTGACGATTATCAAAAATTTGATATGGATACAGTATCTAAATGCTTAAAATATTATAATTTTGAAATATTAGATAAAGGTGAAAATAAAATATGCCTAGAAAAAAAAAGATAGTAATTAACGATTATATGCAACATTGGATACATTCTACAGAAACAGGTCATATATTTAAAATTGTAGATAGCAAAGATAACGTTTTGGAGATTATATGTAACTGGAAGAATTACAAAAGAAAAGGCAGATTTCACAAGATGTAATTATGGATTTTGATACATTAAGGTACATTCAAAAAAGGATAAAAGAGAAAAGATCCTTGTTGTGTGATAAAATTATCATAGGTGTTGACAATTTTACAACATATCAATATATAATAGGTCAAATCAGATCACTTGATGATCTGCTACAAGACCTAACGGACTTGTTAAAAAAACAGGAGCTAAATGACGACGACAACGCCTCAGGCGCCCGAGACTGATTCGAAAGAAAACGGTCTCTTAAATGCATATAAGACCAAGGAAGAGGTAGAAAAACTCTATCTCGATTCATCATCTCTTGATGAAAAATTAATTGATAAATTACCTACACCTACAGGTTGGAGAATTTTAGTTCTTCCATATTCTGGTCCGCAAAAAACTAAAGGTGGAATAATTTATTCTGATGTAACACAATCCACAATTCAACAAACTACAGTTGTAGGTTTAGTTTTAAAAATGGGATCTCTTTGTTACAGAGATAGAAAAAAATTTCCATTGGGTGCGTGGTGTAAAGAAAATCAATGGATCATTTTTGGAAGATATGCAGGAAGCCGTTTCAAAATAGATGGCGGAGAAGTTCGAATTTTAAACGATGATGAAATCATCGCAACAATCAATAATCCAGAGGATATATTGCATACATATTAAGAATAAAAAGGAGCTAAAATGTCAGAAACTGAAATACTAAAACCAAGTCAAAAAACTGTTGAGTTAGATACTGACGGTTATGAAGATAAAGATGTTGTTGTTCAAGAAAGCAAAAAAGAGAACGAAAAAGTAAAAATAGTCAGCGAAGAAGTTATTCCTGAAGGCACAATTGTTAATCAACATAAAGATGATAAAGTTGAAATACAAGTACAAGAGGAAACTGAAAAAACAAACACCACAGAATCTAAAGATTCTAAACCTCAATCAAAACCCGATGATCTTTCATCATATTCAAAAGATGTAAGGTTACGAATAAATGAACTTACAGGCAAAATGCGAGAAGCTCAAAGAAGAGAAAAAGCTGCACTTCAATATGCAAAAGGTTTACAAAAACAAGTTGAGGAAGTTAAAATAAGATTTCCAAAAATAGAAGAAAGTTACTTAAAAGAATTTGAGGCTAGGGTGGAATCTGATCAAATTCAAGCAACGAGAGAACTTCAATCGGCAATTGAATCTCAAGATGCTGTAGCAATATCAAAAGCTAATCAGAGATTAGTTCAAATTTCTATAGAAAAAGAAAGACTTTCAAATACAAAATATATGAGAGAGCAAGAAGCTGAAAAAGCCAAAATTGCTCCTAAACAGCAATTTAATGAAGAACAAATTTATGCAAACATGCCCAAAACTAGCGAAAAAGCTAGAAAATGGGCTGAGAAAAATGATTGGTTTCTAAATGATGACATCATGACAGATGCCGCATTAAAAATTGATGCAAAGATAAAAAGTGAGGGTATTGAAGTAGATAGTGATGAGTACTATAATGAATTAGATAAACGATTGAGAGATTATTTTCCTCAAAAGTTTGCTAACTCTCAACTAGAAGTTGATGAGAATAAACAGGAGCCACGTAAAGTCGTCCAAAACGTTGCAACTGCTAATAGAAATCAAACTGGACGCAGGACTGTGAGACTCACCAAATCACAGTTGGCTATTTCTAAAAAATTAGGGGTGCCACCTGAAGAATACGCGAAATATGTGAAAAACTAAAAGGAGCTAAAATGAAAAAAGAAGAAAATAAAAGGGTTTCGCGCGAGTCTGAGCAAAGATCAAAAGATCTAAGAAAAAAAGTTTGGACTCCACCATCAAGTCTAGATGCGCCTCCGCCACCAACTGGATTTCATCATCGTTGGATTAGAGCAGAGACAATGGGTTTTCAAGATACTGCAAATGTATCTAAAAAACTAAGAGAAGGATATGAATTAGTACGAGCTGAGGAATTAAAATCTCAAATTGGAGAGAATGATTATCCAGTTATCTCTGAAGGAAGACACGCAGGCGTAGTTGGGGTTGGTGGCCTATTGTTGGCTAGGATACCTGAGGAAATCGTGGAATCGCGCAAGAATTACTTTAGGAGTAAGACAAAACAACAAATGGACGCGGTTGACCAAGACGTTTTAAAGGAACAACGACCTGAGATGCCTATTAATATTGATAGACAATCTCGTGTGACATTCGGTGGAGGATCTAAAAAATAATTTTTTAGAAATAGACCATCGAGTTATTAAACTTAAAATAAAATAGGAATAAAAAACTATGGCTAACACACAAAAACCATCTGGCTTAACACCTGTTAGGATGCTTGGTGGCACGCCGTTTAATAACTCTCAAAACAGATATAGAATCTTGAAAAATTATGGCACAGCCATATTTCAAGGGGATCTAGTTAAAACTGTTACTAATGGTACAATCGAAAGAGCGGCTGCTGGTGACAATCCTGTTGTTGGAGTATTTAATGGAGTGTTTTATACTGATCCTACAACACAAAAGCCAACTTTTAAAAACTTTTACCCTGGTTCAATAAGTGCGAATAACATTATTGCCAATGTAATAGATGACCCAAATGTAGTTTACTCAATCGCATCTGACGAATCATTCCCAAATGCTGATTTGTTTGGAAACTACAGTATTGTGGCTACAGTTGGAAGTACACTCTCAGGAGTATCAAAAGAAGCATTGGATGCCTCAACAATTTCTGCGGCAACAACTTTTGTACTTAAAGCAATTGATATATCTCAAGATCCAGATAACTCTGATCAGACTACATCAAATGTTGGTGTACTAGTATTAATTAACGCTCACGAGTACCGTGCTGGTACCGTCGGCAAAGCATAAGGAGTTTAAACTATGGCTATTTCAAGAGCACAACTAGTTAAAGAACTAGAGCCAGGTCTGAACGCTTTGTTCGGCTTGGAATATGCACGATACGAAAATCAGCATACTGAAATATTTTCAACTGAAACTTCAGACAGAGCTTTCGAGGAGGAAGTAATGTTATCAGGTTTTGGTTCTGCTCCAGTAAAAAATGAAGGTGCAGCAGTAGAATTTGATGATGCAGTAGAAAGCTTTACAGCTAGATACACACATGAAACTATTGCTCTTGCTTTTGCAATTACTGAAGAAGCAATTGAAGATAATTTGTATGATCGATTAGCGGCTCGTTACACAAGAGCGTTAGCAAGATCTATGGCTAACACAAAACAAGTTAAAGCGGCGGCTGTACTAAACAATGCGTTTAGTTCAAGCTTCCCTGGAGGAGATGGAAAAGAGCTTTGTGCTACTGATCATCCTCTAGTAAGTGGCGGAACTTTCAGTAATGAATTATCAACAGCAGCTGATTTATCCGAAACTTCACTTGAACAATCTTTAATCGACATTCAAGCATTTGTTGACGAGAGAGGATTAAAAATTGCTCTACAAGGCAGAAAATTAATAATTCCAAAAGAATTACAATTTACTGCAGAGAGAATTTTAAAATCACCTCTTAGAGTTAGCACTGCTGATAACGATATCAATGCACTTAAGAATATGGGAATGATTCCAGAGGGTTATAGAATCAACAATTTCTTAACTGATAGTGATGCGTTTTTCATCATGACTGATGCTCCTAATGGACTTAAGCATTTTGTAAGAGCTCCATTAAGAACAGCGATTGAAGGTGACTTTGACACTGGTAATACAAGATTTAAAGCTAGAGAGAGATATTCTTTTGGATTCTCTGATCCTAGAGGAGTCTTCGGATCACCAGGAGCTTAATATAAATTAAGTTTTTATTAAGGGGCTTGTGTTTACACAGGCCCCTTTTTCATTTATAATTATTTCACTATACATTAACTTTTAATCTAGACGCGTATAGTAGACGGCCTAGAGACTAGATTAAAAAAACTAGGAGAATATAAATATGGCAAAAACTACGTTTTCAGGACCAGTCCTTTCCCAAAGCGGAAGTGGATTTATTGGATCAATAACACCTGGCTACACAGGATTAACTGTATCAACAGTTGCAACAGCAGCAACTTTAACTTATGTAGCAAATACTATAACAGTAAATAATTTTACAGGAGCTGCGGCACAACTTGTAACGTTACCAGAAGCAAACGTGGGCGTGGTAGTAGTGCATGCTCAATCAGTTGATACAACTGGTGGTACAAATACTCTTATTTTTGATTGTGCAGGGTCAGATGCATTTCAAACAGGATCAGTGGTTGAAAGCAGAACGGCAAGTGCTGTATCATTTGATACGTCAATTGTAGGTGAAACAAGACTTGTTTACACACCAGCCAACGCTGTTACAAATTTATTTAGTATTGGATCAAAAATTTTCTTTTCATGTACAACAAATGGTATATGGACAATAAATTTTGATTTTAAAATGAATCCAGCAAGCACAGGAACAACAGGTACTTTTGCTTTTGCAGCTTAATAAATTAATTTAAGGAGCTCTTCGGAGCTCCTTATAAAAGGGAAAAAATTATGAAGTCAGATGTAAAACCAGTCGTATCGAGTGCAAGTAATGCTGTATTATTTACAGGACCCACACGTTTAAGAGGATATGCTGTTCAATCAACTGGAACTGCTGGATCTGTTATAATTAATGGATTGGCAACAGTTTCAACAGTAAGTTCATCAACTAACACGCAAGTTTTTATTCCAGTAAGAGTTGGAGCTAATCAAACAGAAACACTTAGTATTCCAGAAGATGGTGTTTTATATGCCAAAAGAAATGGTATAGGAATAATTGATGGAATTGGAATTACCGGGAATAGTGCTAGTTTAAATGTAATTTTATTTATTGATAAATAAAATGCCTAAACACGGCATTCAAGTAAAAGGAACTGGTAAAGCAATTCTCGCGTACGCGCGCGGGGGCGATGTGCAACCTCCAAAAACTAAAAAATATTTTAGACCCACTAAATCTGGAGCTGGAATGACCAGAGCTGGAGTTGAAAGATACAGGCGAGAAAATCCTGGATCCAAACTAAGCACAGCTGTTACTGGAAAAGTAAAACCTGGTAGTAAAGCAGCTCAGAGAAGAAAATCTTTTTGTGCTAGATCAGCTGGACAAATGAAAATGTTTCCAAACGCAGCTAAAGATCCTAATTCACGTTTACGACAAGCACGTAGACGATGGAAGTGCTAATAACAAAAAAGGTAGGGTATGAACAGCAAGTTATTAGTACACAAACATTTAATTATTAGAGCAGAAACATACAGTCCTCCAATGGAAGAGGATTATTTAAAATGGTGGTTTGAAAAATTTATAAAAGAAATTGAAATGAAAGTAATGATGGGTCCTTACATTAAGTATTCTAACATGACAGGTAATCGTGGAATTACAGGAGTAGCAATCATTGAGACATCTCACATTGTCATGCATGTATGGGATGAACCAAATCCAGCATTAATGCAATTTGATGTTTACAGTTGTGGTGAATTTAACCCTAAAAAAATATGTGAAAAAATTACTAGCGATTTTATTGTAGAAAAGATAGATTATAAATTTCTAGACAGAGAAAATGGTTTAAGCGAAATAATTGAAAAAAAATTATGATGAATTAGATTATTAATGTCCTATTTAAACGCAAACATTCCTCCTATATATTGTAAAATAAGAAGGGAGTATTTATATGACTTACGAAAAAATCAAGGCGAAACTGAAGATTGTGTGGTCTTTGCTATTGCAAGTATTCCAGGGCATGCAATCTTATTTCATGCTTTACTTACGAATGGTGCAATATATTGGAGGCTTCCTATCTCTGCTTTTCTTCAAAGAGGAGACAGCAGTGATGTGCATAAAAGACAAGTGGAACATCCAAATCTCGAAGATCTTGAGTTGTGGAATTCATTTAGTTATTATCCTGCTATTACTACTTTTGATTTTTTAATAGGACAGCGCTGTAAATATTTAGGTAAAGACAAAAAATTTATTTATGGAGAATATTTATTTACAATTGATTGGGCTCATCCGGAACCTAATATCCTCGATACTGAACATTCTGAAATTCCCGATCAGCATAAGTGTGCTCATGTACTGGCTCTTGATAACGGCAATTATGCAGCTCAACCTAATAATCGTATTCTGTGGAGTATTCCTAGTTTTACATATTCAACACATTGGCCGGATTATAAGGTACAAACTAATGAATGGAACGTTGAAAACAAGGACTGGAAATTAGAAGATACGGATGATATGTTTTATCACGTAGATGAGTCAAAAAAAAGTTAATTGTACAAACAATTTAACAACTGGATGCTGTCTTTTAAATTACTGTAAATGTTATGATAATAAAGACCACAGCAACAAAATATTTGATTATAGCTCTAGTAGCATTTGTATTAGGTACATTCTTTCCAAATCCCGCCCCCAAAAAGGAGATTCCAAGGTTTGAGTATTCAAACAACAAAGAATTCATCTCTGCTCTCAAATCCTGTATATCTTACCTAAATTTTAGCATACCAAAAACACAACAAATAAATCAAGAACTAATCGTAGCTCAAGCAATTGTTGAAAGTAATTATGGAAAATCAAGATTTGCACGGGAAGGTCACAATTTATTTGGTATACGGGTGTGGTCAAAAGAAGGAATGTTGCCATTATTACAACCTGAATCAATAAAATGGCGTGTAAGAATTTTTAAAAATAAATGTGAATCTGTTAAATACTACATTAAAATTTTAAATACAAAAAAAGTATATGAAGAATTTAGAAAAGTTAGGGAGATTACATCAAATAAAGATTCTATATTAATGGCAAAAACTTTAGGTAATTTTTCTACAAACAAACAGTATGAAAAACATGTAATTGAAGTTATATTAAATTTAAAAAATGACAGAAAATAATTTTGAAATAATTCCTATTTTTCCTGAGGCTGTGATATTTTTAAAAAAATTAAATGTAGATAATAATAAAGTAATAGAATACCTTAAAAATTTACAATTTGTTCCAAATAAAAAAGGAGACAATCGTGATGTTTTTATATCAAAAAATTTACATATTTTTGATAATAATTTAAATTTTTTAAAAGAAGAAATTAATAAACATATACATTTTTATATTAACGAAATTTTTCATTATAAAATGAATTATAAGTTTACTACTTCTTGGGCAACAAAAACAAAATTTAATGGACAAGGAGAGAAACACAAGCATGGGAATTCTTTTTTAAGTGGTGTTTATTATCCTTTAGGAAATGAAAAAACAAAAATAACTTTTTTTAAAAGTTGTAACAATTTTTGGTTTATTTTGTGTAAACAGTATAATCAATTTAATTCACAAAAAATAACTTTTTCTATTATAGAAAACAACACATTAATTTTGTTTCCTAGTGATTTAACTCATCTTATAGAATGTAATGAAAATCAAGATTTAAGATATTCAATTGCTTTTAATATCAATCCAAAAGGTGAAATTGGAGAAGATGATTCATGTATAGAATTTTAAAATGTATTTGAGTAAAAATTTTACATTAAATGAGTTAACTAAATCTCAAGAAGCTATAAGATTAGGGATAGATAACACTCCAAATGAAGAACAAATATTAAACCTTAAATTATTATGTAATAATATTTTACAACCTATTAGAGACTATTATGGTATGCCAGTATTTGTAAGTTCTGGATATAGATCTAAAGAACTTTGTGAAGTAATAGGTTCATCGACTAGCAGTCAACACACTAAAGGGCAAGCAGCAGATTTTGAAATTTTTAGTGTAGCCAATAAAGAGTTAGCAGAATTTATTGTTAAAAACTTAAATTATGATCAATGTATACTTGAATTTTGGAATGAAAATGAGCCTAATTCAGGATGGGTGCACTGCAGTTTTAATACTCTAAAAAACAGGGCACAGTTCTTGAAAGCTAATAAAGTTAATGGTAAGGTAATATATTCAACAATGAGCTAATATGCCAATTGGTAGAGCACAAATATCTAAGGAAGTAGAGGGCAAGCTTAGAGGAGCTAAACCCTCAAAAGCTATGTCTAAATCAAAAAGAAAGAAGAAAAAATAATGGGAAAACTTTGTCCAAGAGGAAAAGCCGCTGCAAAAGCAAAATTTAAAGTATATCCATCAGCTTATGCTAATATGTATGCATCTGCAGTTTGTTCTGGAAAAATAGTTCCAGGTGGTAAGAAGAAAAAAATGGTTAAGGGTGGAAGTGTTTCACAAGAAAGAAAAAAAATTTCTAATTACGAACAAGGTGGAATTGCAAAAGGCTGTGGAGCTGTGATGGAAGATCGAAGAAAAGTAACTAAAAAAAGTTAATATGGGTTTACGTAAATGGGTTCAAGAAAATTGGGTTGATATTGCAAATCGTAGACCTGATGGATCTTACCCAAAATGTGGTAGAAGTGGTGGAGAGAAAAGAAAAAACTATCCAAAGTGTGTCCCTTTAGCAAAAGCTAGAGCCATGAGCCGAGGTCAAAAAGCAAGTGCTGTAAAGCGAAAACAACAAGCAAGTAACACCGGACCACGGCCAAGTTATGTTAAAACAATCCTTAAAAAATCCACTAGCTAAAAAACTAGCTTCTAGACTATTTTATCCTAGAGTGATAAAATCAAAAAAATTATTTAATCGTAAAGTAAGGGATAAAAATGTCTGAGAAAAAAATAAATCAAGATAAATCAGCTATGGATGTTATTAAAGAAAATACTACAAAGGACGCGGCTAAAATCTTTACTGACGAGAAAATAAAAAACAGAAACGAAAAGAATTTTAAAAAAACAGGTCAATATTTTTTTAAATTAAAAGGTGGTGGTATAGCAATTAAAGGAACAAAATTTAAAGGAGTGTTTTAATGGCTACATCAGGAACAACAAGTTTTAATTTATCAATTGAAGAAATGATTGAAGAAGCATATCAGAGATGTGGTTTATCTCTTAATTCTGGATATGATTTAAAAAGAGCTAGAGTTCTTTGTAATTTAATATTTTCAGAATGGGGCAATAGAGGAGTACATCTTTGGAAAGTGGAATTAAAAACTCAAGCTCTTGCCTCAGGCACCGCAACTTACAATGTAGCTTCTTCAGTAAGCGATGTGTTAGAAGCATATATTTCATCAACTTCCGGAACGACAACAAGCACTCAAGATGTATCGTTATCAAAAATTGATAGATCAACTTATGCGTCATTACCTAATAAAGGACAATCTGGAACACCTTCACAATATTATGTTGATAGACTATTAACACCTACAATAACTTTATATCCAGCACCAGATTTAAATACTTATACTCATTTAAAATTTTATGCATTAGAAAGAATTGAAGATACAGGTGTTTATACAAATAATCCTGATGTACCATTTAGATTTTTGCCGTGTTTAGTTTCAGGTCTTGCTTTTTACATATCACAATCTAAAGCACCGCAAAGAACTGAACAGTTAAAAATGTATTATGAGGATGAATTACAAAGAGCATTAGTCGAGGATTCTCAAAGTGCATCTGTTTTTATTTCACCAGCAAACTATTATCCATCGGGGTCATTTTAATGGGTAGATTTGCAACAGGTAAAAGATCAAAGATGAAATCTGACCGATCTGGTCAGTCTTTTCCTTATCAAGAAATGGTTAAAGAATGGCAAGGATCAATGGTGCATATTTCAGAATATGAACCCAAACATCCACAATTAGATCCAAAAGTATACGGAGCAGATCCTGAAGCATTATTGAATAGTAGAAACCAAGATTTTCAAACACCTAAATTGGGAAGAGGTGCAGAGCCTACAACAGTTGTACCACCCAACACTGGTTTATTCGCAGATTCTGGTGGAGCTGGAATGGCTACAGCATTATTAGATTTACCTGGTGATTTTGCATTTTTGTCAAGAGGAATGATACCTCTTAATCCAGATCAACAAGCTAGAGGGAGAATTGCTCTGATCGCTGTTGGTTCAATAACAGTGAATATAACATAATGTCCATAACACACGCAAATTTTTTAACTCAAGTAAGAGATTATACTGAAGCAGATAGTAATGTTTTAACAAATACAATCATTGATGGCTTTATAAGAAATACAGAATTAAATGTTGCTGGAAAGGTAGATTATGATGATTTAAGAAAATATGCAAATTCAATATTTATTGCAAATAATAAATTTTTAGCAATGCCAGCAGACTTTTTAATACCAAGAGCTTTATTTGTAGCAACTACTGGAACACTTGCTTCTGGTACTGTTGAATATATGGAAAGAAGAGATCAAACTTTTATGAGAGAGTTTAATTCGTCAAATGCTACAGGAGTACCTAAATTTTATGGAAATTTCGATGATTTTACTTTAATTGTAGCTCCAACACCAGACCAAGCTTATCCTGTGCAATTAGAATATATTAAAGAACCACAGCATTTTAACTCAACTACAAATACGTATTTGTCAACTTATGCAGAAAATATGTTATTATATGGCGTTTTGACCGAGGCATTTTCTTTTTTAAAAGGACCTATGGATATGTACAATTTGTATAAAGGAAAGTATGATAGTGAAATTCAAAACTTTGCTCTTCAACAAATGGGTAGAAGACGAAGAGGTGAATACGATAGTGGAGTGCCAAGAATTAAAATTGACTCTCCCTCACCATAATTAAAGGAGAAAAAATGCCGATAACAACAAACGCGATTTGTAATTCTTTTAAAAAAGAATTAATACAAGCAACACATAATTTTGGAACAACAGCGGGAACAGGAAATAAATTTAAATTAGCAATGTACTTAACTTCTGCAACGATTGGAAAATCAACAACATCCTTTACTACATCAGGACAAGTATCCTCATCAGGATATTCATCAGGTGGAAAAAGTTTAGTAAATTCAGGAACACTTTTATCAGGTGATATAGCTTTTACAAATTTTGCAAATCTATCTTTTACAGGAGTTACTTTGACAGCAAGAGGTGCATTAATTTATAATTCATCAGCATCAAACAAATCTGTATGTGTATTAGATTTTGGCGGAGCAAAAACTGCAACAGCTGGAACTTTTACAATTCAATTTCCAGCGTTTTCAACAAGTAGTGCAATTATAAGAATTGCATAAGTTTAGGAGGGTCAGGTGGCGGGCATAACAGTACCTGTAACGTCACCTGGCATCCTTGCATTTGGTGAATCTACTTGGAATGCTGATAGTTGGGGCGGAGATGCTTTATCTTTAGAACTTTCTATTGGTAGCGTAGAGTTTGTTTTTGTTAATGGCTGGGGTTCAAATAGTTGGGGACAATTTACTTACGGAATTCTAGGAGATGTTGCTGAGGTAACTGGCTCACAAATAAATTTATCTATTGGTGAAGAAACAGCAATTACAGACGTTTCTGTAAGTTTAACCGGTCAACAAATAAATTTTGCAATTACTGGAGTAAGTTTAACAGGAGGTGCAAACGTTGATATTACCGGGAGTCAAGTTAATTTTGATATTGGCTCTGTAACAGTTGATATATTTACTCAAACAAATGTAGCGGGATCTCAAATAAATGTAGATGAAGGTATAATCACTACAGACTTTCAACCAGATGCAGGTTGGGGAGTTTCTACTTGGGGAGCTGTTCCATGGGGACTAGAAAATGATATAGTTGTCAATCTAACTGGAACACAAATAAATGTTGCACAAAATTCAGTAACAATAAATTTATTAACAGCTGTTGATGTAACAGGAACACAAGTTAATTTATCTATAACTGGTGTTACTGAAAATATTGTAACAGAGATTTTTATTTCAGGATCTCAATTAAATGTATTGCAAACTGGAGTTACAACTATAGCAAACGCTAATATTGATGCTACAGGTATTCAAATTAATTCTCTAATTGGAAACGAATCTGTTGCAGCTGATGCAAATATTAATTTAACAGGGATTCAAAATAATATATCTGTAACATCAGTTAATACAAATGCGGATGGTAATTTATCAGTAACAGGTTTCCAAATAAATTTAGATGAAGGATCAGTTATTACCGATTTTCAACCAGACGCAGGTTGGGGTAATAATGCTTGGGGCGAAGTTTCTTGGGGTGAGGAAGATGATAAAATAGTAACAGTTACCGGATCTCAAATTAATGTTACTATTGGTAATGAAGATATTGTAGCAGATGCAAATGTTTTTGTAACAGGAACTCAAATTAATTCAGATGTTGGAACAATTGATATATCTGCAGATGGTAATATTTTTGTTAATGTTGCAGAGCATACTTTAGTTGTTTCTGTTGGTTCATTAAGCGTTACAGGAATTGCAAATGTAGACGTTACTGGATTACAAAGTAATTTAACTATAGGACAAGTTGAAGGAGGTCTTGAAACTATAGCTGAAGTTACAGGAACACAAATTAATCTAGCGATCGGTAATGAAGGTATCATTGTAGATGTTAATGTAAATGTTTCTGGATCACAGATAAATTTAATTCCTGGTCAAGTAAATATTAATTTTGGCTATAATGTAACAGGATTACAATTAAATTTAACAGTTGGAAGCACTAACGTTACTGCTAATGCAGTCGTAAATTTGACAGGAATGCAGTTGAATTTAACTATGGGATCTGCTAATATTACAACATGGGCAGAGGTGCAAACAGGGGCTTCTAATACTTGGACTCCAGTTGACTTAGCTGCATAAATGATTTATTTATAAATTAAATAGGAGTTAATATGCCATCAAGTTTTTCTACAGATCTAAAACTAGAACTCATGGTTACTGGCGAAAACGCTGGTACTTGGGGTGATAAAACCAATACAAATTTAAATTTAGTACAACAAGCAATAGCTGGCTTCGAAGCAATATCTATTGCAGGCGGAGCTCAAACAACAAATCTTTTAATGTCTAATGCTACATTATCTCAAGCTAGAAATGCAGTTATAAAATTAACAGGGGTAATTACTGGAAATCAAATTGTTACAGTTCCAAATGGTATTGAAAAAACTTATATTGTTCAAAATGGAACAACGGGTGCTTTTACAGTAGAATTCAAAACAGTTAGTGGCACAGGAACTACATTTTCTACAACAGATAAAGGTATAAAAATATTATTTGCAGATGGAACAAATATTAATTCAGTTGATTTAGATACTTTATCTGGAACAATTGCTACTGCACAAATTGAAGATTTGTCAATAACTTCTTCTAAAATTGCTTCTTTTGCGATAACTTCTGCTAGACTTGAATCATTTGCAGTGACATCTGCTAAACTTGCATCATTTGCAGTGACATCTGCTAAACTTGCAACTAATGCAGTTACAGCAATTAAAATTACACAATCAACAATTACTCAATCAAAACTTGCCACAAACTCAGTTGGATCAGATCAATTAATTGCAACTGCAGTTACTGCAGGAACTTATTCATCAGCAACAATTACAGTCGATGCTGATGGTCGTATTACCTCTGCATCTTCTGGATCAGCGGGTGCTGGAATGGGAATACCTGTTTTAGCAAAAGCAGGACCGGCTGGTGGTACTTATACAGCCTCCCCAACTGCGAATAGGATTGGTGTCTATATGTATGCGGGTGGAGGGGGAACGGGGGGGACTACTTCAGATGGACCTGGTGGAGCACCCGGTGGAACAGGTGGTTTTGGTTTTTTTAATAAACCAATCACTCAACCTTTTGTAGCACCTTTTTCTATAGGTGCTGGAGGTGCCGGTGGTTTTCAAGGCGGTCAAGGCCAAGGTTTTTCTGGAGGTGCTGGTGGAAATACAAATTTGGCAGGGGTAGGAACCGCTAACGGTGGGAGCGGAGCTGGTGGGGGCAGCAATACTCCTGGAACACCAGGTAATTGCCCAGGAGCTAGTTTAGTTGCTGATTGGGTAGGATTTGGACAAGGAAGAGTACCTTCTGCTGGCTCGACTAATCAGCCTGGGGCGTTAATTATTTTTGAAAATACAGGTACTTAAAATATGTCTTATTTTATTTTTTTAAAAAATAGTGATGGTGTAGAAAATACATTTTATAAAATTGCAGCGAATGAATATGATTTAAATAATTTAAATATAAATATTAATGATTATAAAATAATTCAAGATTCGCAAGAAAATTTTAACGCAGTTAAATATTCGACAAAACAGGCTATAAGTTATAGTGGAAATGTAATTACTTATGCTAACTTAGAAAGAATTTTTTTAGAGAAAAAAAATTTAATAGATTACATTACAAATTACAAAAATGAGATTAATAACTTTTTAAAAATTAATCCAACTCATCCTTTGTTCCAACAATGGAATACTTATTTTACTCAACTTAATAATTTTAATGTGAACACTATTACATATCCTTTAAATAAATCATTAGAACAATACTTTAATGATTTAGGACAAGCATCTTTAAGTCCTTTACAATTACCTTAAAAATTACTATTTCTTTAGCATGTTTCATAAAGAAATAGAGTTTAGTGCTCACGAGGACTATTTTGCACTAAAGGAAGATTATCCAATACCAGCAAAATTAAATATACCAGATTGGTACAAAAATCTAGAACATACACTTTCTAAAAGAACTGCAAAAGGATGTATGCCTTTTTTAGATTCATTAACTGCTGGTTACTTATTAAAAATACCGCAAGATATTGCTCTAAAACACAATGCAGATGCTAAAGATGAAAAGGGAAATAATATAAAAGACTCTTATCAACAATTTAGTTTAGATAATTTTTGGCAATTACTCAATGCAAAATACATTAATTTAAATTCTGCTTCTTCTTTAGAAATTCATAAAACATTTCAACTTGAAGGGTCTCCATTAGTTGAAAAAAACAAAAATTTACCTTTTCACAAAATATTAAATCCTTGGAAGATTAAAACACCCAAAGGTTATTCATGTTTATTTGTCTCACCTTTAAACAATTCTGATGATAGATTTTCAATAATACCTGGAATTGTTGATACAGATTCATATAATTTAGAAATAAATTTTCCGATAGTTGTAAATGGAGATAAATACCCTACCCTAGAAACAGTAATTAAAAAAGGTACTCCTTACGTTCAAGTTATACCTTTCAAGAGAGATTCTTGGAAAATGACATTAAATAAAAGAAAACAAAAAGAAATACAAAATTCTTCTATTTTTTTTAGCTTGACTTTCTTAGATAGATATAAACATAAAAGCTGGCAAAAAAAAACATGGAGATAAAAAATTTTATTAAAACTTATGATGAAGTTTTACCTTGGAAAGTTTTAAGTAATTTAATTCGTTTTGCAAATAATTCAAACTTTGAAGAAACTAAAATTGGTGGAGGTGATTTATTGAGAACTGATTTTAATGTTAGAAGAACTTATGCCTTATCTTTGACAAATTTAAACAATTCAATTTCTAATGTGCACTGGTTTAATTTGTTATATCATTTTTTTAATAAAAATTTAAAAAAATACAAATTTGATGCTAGTATTTTAGATTATGAATACAGAGACATTTTTGATATTGAAATTTTAAAATATGAGAACACTGGTTTTTACACTTGGCATGTAGATCATTTTGCAGCAATACCTAGGACTATGAGCTGTATTTTATTATTAAATAATGATTACGAGGGTGGAAATTTATGTTTTAGAAATCCAGATGGTTCTGGGGAATTTGAAATTGAGGTTAAACCAAATAGAATGATTATTTGGCCAAGTAATTTTTTATATCCTCATACAGTTAAACCAGTAACGAAGGGAAAAAGATATTCGGTTGTAGCATGGGCACTATAAAAGATTTTAAATATAAATTAGTTAAAAACTTTTTAACCAAAGAAGAAATTAAATTATTAACAGACTATTGTAGAATAAAACATAGAATTAATTTTGATTCATTTGATTTTCATCAGAATGATAATGGAGACACTTTTTTTTATGGAGACCCGTTAATGGAATCTTTAATGGTCAACAAATTAGAATTAATGCAAAAAGAAACTGGTCTTGAATTGCTACCAACATATGCATTTTGGAGAATGTATACAATAAATGCAGATTTAAAAAAACATAAAGATAGACCTGCTTGTGAGATAAGTGTAACTGTTATGATAGGTTCGGATGGAACACCATGGCCAATATACATGAATGGCACAGAGCTGAATATGGGACCGGGAGATGCAGCGATTTATTTGGGATGTGAAATAGAACACTGGAGAAAAGAATTTAAAGGGGATTGGCATGCTCAAACATTTTTACATTATGTAAATAAAAACGGTGAAAATAAAGAATGGTTTAAAGATAAAAGATTATTATTTGGAATATCAAAATGAAATTTAAACAGTACGATAATGGATCTTGTGATATAGAATTCTCTTGGAAAGAAAGGTTAATTCTTTTTAGAAAAGGAAAACTTCATCTAACAGATGAAAATTTAAGACATTTTGGAAATAATCTTGTTAAAATGGTTATGGATTGGCAAACAAAATTTAGTGAAGACATTGTTAATAAACAAACTTACACAGATACTAAAATAGATAGTAAATAATGTTTGTTGAAAAATATCAAAAATACATAAATTATTTACATAATAAAAATTGTCAACACATTAAACATTCTCATTCAAATTTTTTAAATCATTTAATTGGAACATTTAATATTTTAAAAAAATGGAGGCAATCTGAAGATTTATGTATTGCAGGTATGTTTCATAATATTTACGGAAACAAACATTTTGATCCTAATTTAAATGTATCTAGAGAAGAGATAAAAAATTTAATCGGAGAAAAAGCAGAAAGTTTAGTGTATAAATTCGTTAACTGCGATAGAAATAAAATTAATCAAAGTGATGATCTTGAGTTAATTATATTAAATTTAGCTAATTCTTTAGATCAAAAAAGATTATTTATTATAGAAGACAATTTATATGATTTAGAATCTTCAAAAAATATATATGAATATTTTAAAAACTTAGAATGGACATTCAGTGGTAAAAATGTAACTGAAGAATCTGTAAAATGGAATTATCATTTAAACTTTAAAAATGTTTTCGAAAAAAATTTTTTAAATCTTTCTGAAGATTTATTAAAATATTACGGGTTAAATAAAATTTTTAAGCTTTCTAGATGTTACGCAAGTGCAAATACTTATGGATTTTCTGGAGAATATCACGTAGACGATGGTGCTAAAGAATATAACGAAATAGTTACTATAATGTTTTATCTTAACGATAATTGGAATATAAATTTTGGCGGAGAAACTTTTTTTTTAAATGAAAATAGAAATGAAATTCAAAATGCTGTCATACCTAAACCAGCAAGAGCTGTAATATTTGATGGATTTATTTTTCATGGCCCAAGACCTTTGAGTAAGTTCTGTAATCAATTAAGAATGGTTTTAACGTTTAAATACGAATTAATAAATAAACCTATTTCTACTCAATAAAATATAAGGTATAATGGTTTATGCCTTTAAGAAAAATACCATTAGCACCAGGATTCGATAAACAAGATACCGCATCTCAAGCGGAAGGTCGTTGGATAGATGGAGATAATGTACGCTTTCGTTACGGTAACCCTCAAAAAATAGGGGGTTGGCAAGAGTTATTATCTAATACTTTAGTTGGAGCTGCTAGAAATCAATTAATATGGTCAGATTTAGATGGTAATAGATACGTTGCTATTGGCACAAACAAATTATTAGTTATATACTTTGAGGGTGCGTTTTACGATATTACACCATTAGACACAGCACTTACTTCTTGTACATTTAATACAACTTCAGGATCAGCAACAGTTACAGTAAATAAAGCTGGACACAGTTTAACAATAGGAGATATTGTAATTTTTTCAAATGTTACAACACCTACTGGATTTGTAGCTTCTAACTTTGCAAATGCATTTGAAGTTAAAACTACTCCTACATCTGGAACATTCACAATTACAATGCCAACTACTTCATCTGGAACAGCTTCGGCCTCTGGATCTGCAACATGTAATCCTTATTTCAATTTTGGACCTTTAGGACAGACTTATGGTTATGGGTGGGGTACTTTTAATTGGAGTGGTTTTAATTCAACTGTTACGCAAACTGCAATAAATCAAGTAGGAGGAATCAATAATGCAGTTTCAACTATACCAGTAGATTCAACAACAGGATTTGCCGCAACAGGAACAATATTAATAGATCAAGAGCTAATTACTTATTCAGGCAAAACTGCAACAACTTTTACAGGGGCAGGCAGAGGAACCAACGGCACGACTGCTGCAGCACATGCAGATAATGCTGTAGTTTATGATGCAACCACCTTTGTTGGTTGGGGTGTAGCTTCGACAGTTGCAACAACTGTAGCCATAGATCCAGCCAATTGGTCGTTAGATAATTTTGGTCAAATATTAATCGCAACAATGCACAATGGTCCTACATTTATTTGGAATCCATCAAGTGGACTAACGACAAGAGCTGTAATAAATGCTTCAATGCCTCAAAAATCTGTAATGACTATAGTATCAGATAGAGACAGACATTTAATACATTTGGGCACAAATGAAACATTACCAAATGGCACACAAGATAAAATGCTAATTAGGTTTTCTGATCAAGAAGATTTTAACAATTACACACCGACATCCACAAATACTGCGGGGACTTTTAGATTAGATGCTGGCACTAAAATTGTAGCAGCGGTTAGAGCAAAGGATTATATATTAATTCTTACTGATGATGCTGCTTATTCTATGCAATTTGTAGGACCACCTTTTACATTTAGTATAAGAAAAGTTGGATCTAATTGTGGTTGCCTTGGTCAGCATGCAGTAGTGTTTGCTCAAGGACTTGTATTCTGGATGGGTGATTCTGGAGGATTTTTTGCTTTTGATGGAACTGTTATGTCAATGCCAAGTTTAGTTGAAGATTTTGTTTTTACTACTAGTGGTGATAATTTAGGCATAAATCATGATTCAGATGAACTTGTATTTGCAGCCCATAATAGTTTATTTCAAGAAATAATGTGGTTTTATCCAAAATCTGGATCAACAGAAGTTGATAGAGTGGTGACATATAATTATTTAGAAAAGGTTTGGACAACTGGATCTTTAGCTAGAACAACTTGGTTTGACGCCTCTGTTTATGATAATCCTTATGCTACAGAATTTGATTCGACAATTACGCCAACTTTTCCAACAGTAAATGGTGTAAGTGCTGGTGCAAGTTTGTTATATAAACATGAAATAGGTATTAATGAAGTTAGTGCATCAGGAGTTGAAACAGCCATACCTGCATTTATCAGATCGGGAGATTTTGATTTAGATGTTGAAGGAGATGGAGAATTTTTCCTATCTATAAAAAGATTTATTCCAGATTTCAAGGTTATTGATGGTAATTGTAAAGTCACATTATTTTTGAGATCTTATCCAGCAGATACGACAACTGCAAAAGGTGAAACATCTATAGGTCCTTTTACTGTAAATTCAAGCACAGATAAAATAGATACTCGCGGACGTGCAAGATTAGCTAGTATTAAAATAGAAAACGATGCTGTAAATACTAATTGGCGATATGGTATTTTTAGAGTAGATGTTAGACCAGATGGAAGAAGATAATGGCTAAAATAGATTTTTATGTTCCAGAGCCATCAGATGTTTATAATAAGGATACACAACGTCAAATTATACAAGCAATTGATACATTAAAAACACAACTTAACACAAGTTATAACGAAGAAACAAAAGAAGAATTGCAAATTTTTACTTGGTTTTTAAGTTCAGGAAATAGCACATGACAATATTTTATAAAGTTCAAGGTTATGATTTAACCACAACTAATTTAACAACGGTGTTAACTATTAACGTTTCTTCTGTTGCATTAGTAAAAGAAATTTCTGTGGCTAATGATGATAGTACTGCTGTTGAAGCAAATTATTTTTTTCATGATATTTCAGAAACAACTGACTATAAATTTTATCATGCAAGCGTAGCAGCAAACTCACATGATAACGCGGTACATAATGTATTAGTATTAGAAGCTGGAGATTCGTTAAAATTTCAAGTTGGCACAGCAAATAAAATTTCTGGACAAATATCTTTTGCTTTAATAAATAGATCACAAC